ATGAAAACAAAGGTCACGCTGAAGAATTATCTAACTCTGCCGGAAGGCTTCTATACGGTCGCGCCGAACTTAGTCTATATCGTTCGGGGCAATACCAGACGCTTTGTCTTTCGCTACATGTTAAACGGCAAACGCTACGATAAGTCTATCGGTCCCGTTAGCAAGGTTGATCTTACTCAAGCCAAGAACACTGCCAAAGAGTTCCTAGGTAAATTGGCAGCGGGCGAGTCGTTGCTGAAAACAAAGAAAGAGAACTTGGAAGAGGAGTATCTGAAAGACGATACGCCGCTCTTTAGACGTTTCGCTGATCAAACTTTGGAGAAGATCAAAGATGTGAAACGCTGGCGCAACGAGAAGACTTACAGCAATATGGTGAAGTACTTTGATACCTACGTCTATCCAGTCATCGGAAATAAAAGAATAGACGAGATCAAGCGTACGGACGTCTTGGCCGTCCTTCAGCCGATATGGATAGTCAAGAACGAGACAGCGCAGAAGATCCGGACTCGGTTAGAAAACATTCTTGCCTATGCTGTAAACGACGGGTACTTGGAATTTAATTGTGCTCTGTGGAAGGGAAACCTTGACCAATACTTACCACCACCATCTAAGGTTAGGACAGTTCAGCACTACACCTCGATGCCCTTTGAGGAATTACAAGAAAAAATCGGCATCTTCCTGCCAACGAATAATAGAACTCGCCAAATCATTGTATTTACGATTTTGACAGCATGCAGAGTAGGAGAGACAAGTGGGGCTAAATGGTCGGAGTTTGACTTTGAAAATAATATTTGGAGCATCCCGCCGGAGAGACGTAAAGATGGCAAACCCTATCCACACCGAGTTCCGCTGAGTCGCCAAGCTCTGGAATTGCTGAAATCTATCGAGCGCACAAGTGAGTTTGTGTTTGCTATCAATGGCGAGGAGGGTAGCAAGTATTCACTTACTACGATGTTTAAACGCATGACCGGGACAAATGCCACGATGCATGGGTTTCGCTCGACTTTCCGAGATTGGGCAGCTGAGAATGAAATAAACGACAGCGTTGCGGAGAAGTGTTTGATGCACTCTGTCGGCAACGCTGTCGTTCAAGCTTATCAAAGAAGCGACTTGCTGGAGTTACGCCGCCCCGTCATGCAGGCTTGGGCTGATGCTGTTCTTGCTCTGCAGCCGGACGGGCAACTTAGCGAACCAGTCTGAAAATTCTTTCTCCGTCCACACGCGGCGCCCTTTCATGTAACGGCCGCTAGGGAAGAAACCTTCACGGATCCAGCGCTCTATTGTTTTAACGTGACGTCCTGTGCGAGCGGCTACATCACTTTTGTCGAGAATTTGCTTGCTCATTTTCTTTCTCCGTTGTAAGACTATTGAGCGCCTCGCGTGATCTCAACTTATTGATACGCTCGGTTATACATCTTTCTAAGCAGTCCCAAAAGTCGCCGTCAAAGACCGTGAGGTTATTCCATTCGTTAATAAAGTCTTTCAAGATACCGTTGGAGCGATTAAAAAAGCGGGCTAAGTTTAGGAAGGAAACGTAGTCGCTGTCTTCCATTTCCAAAGCGTCCTTCGATCTCCTGCGCTTCAAATACCACCGAGCTTTTTTGAGATCGAGGAGTTCGCTTGCTCCCTCCTTGTGGCCGGCTCTAAAACAGTATTTGATTGCGTTGCCTTCGCAGAACGGAAGCCTTTCACAAAAATCAATCGGCTCCAGGCGGATGGATTGTTCTTCATAATGCGCAGGATGGTTGACAAGATCAGACATGGCAAATCTCCTTCAAATCCATTTTCATAAGACGAGCCTTTTCTTCCAGGAGCTTCTTGTATCTGGTCATAGCCTTGAACTGCTGCCATAGATTTTTGTGAAGCTCAGGATCAATGGGTGCAGTCTTGCCTTGCTTGATTGCCCACAAGAAGTTACCGAGTTTGTTCTTTCTGATTGCAAGCTGCTGATACTCTGCAATCATCCGCTCCTCAACACTTCCGGAGAGCATGAAGTCGATGGTGTCCTTCAGATCGAGCTTATCGGTCTGGGTGCTCTGAAGTTCCTCCTCGATTCTGGAGATCTGACGGTCACACTTTGCATCCATGAGTTTCTCAACTTCGGTCTTAAACTCATGGTCGCTTTCCATCAGGTACTCGACTTGTTTGGCAAGAACCAGAACGTCAGCGAGCTCCTTCATGCAGTCAACTGCCGCGGAATCTCTCTTTTCTTTGAAGCGGTTGCGGCCTGTCTTGCTTAGTAGTCGGTTGTATACGTTCCACTTGGCAGACGCGGCACTGTATTCCGAGCACTCTTCTGCCAGCTTTAAAAGCTGAGTTCCCAGACCGTAATGGTCTGCAATCAATATCAATTTATCTTTCATTCTTATAACCTCTGAAAAACTCTTCCACGTTGGGTGCGCCTAGCTCCTTCAGGCGCTTGATGCTTAAAGAGTAGGCATACCCGTCGTAACGAGTAGGGCCCATGAGTTCCTGATAGATGATGCCTTGTAGCTTCAAAGCCTTAAGAGCTCTTCTCAGCGTCTCGTAGGCTAGACCTGAGACCTCCTGCAAACGGGTCAATGTCACTCTGCCTCGAAGGTTGACGTTGTAGAGAAAGAAGTAGAGCAGCACTCTTGCGGAGTACGGCAGACCCTTCCTTCTCAGACACCAATCAGGCAGGGTCTCAATCGGTTTCCTTCTTTTCGGCATTGTCTAGTTCCTTTTGAATCCTTTCCCCGAGCCACCGCACCACAGGCACCGCCCATGAGTTCCCGATGGCTTTGTATCTAGGGGAGTCGGGGCATTCGCCTTCATCCTTGCCCCTATAGCTGATCTTTGTCCAATCGTCCGGGAAGCCTTGAAGTCGTTCGCATTCCACGGGAAGCAGCCGTCTGACAGCTGTTTCCTTTTGAAGGCATGGAACATTGCCTCCACCAGTTCCCATTTTTGCCAGCAATGTCGGCGCAATGTCTCCACAAACTCTGACGCCGTCAGGTCTGTAAGAAATATCCAATATCAATGTCTCAGAGCCTCCTCCGAGCGTTCCTCCTTTTGCTTTTAGGGTCCCGGCGTTTTTGTCTTCGCGGAATGTTCCAAAGCTGCTCTCAGCGTAGGCGGTAGTAACTTTCCTCTTTTCTGCGCTCTCGCAAGTATTCCTGCACACGCTCGGGCGCTCAAAAAGTACCTTTGCGGGATTGAACCCGTGACGAGAACTTGCGATAACGAAGACTCTTTTACGACGTTGGGGGACTCCGAAAAATTGAGCGTTGAGGACACGCCATGCGACCCTCCTTTTAGGACCGGCAACGATACCTGCGCTTGGCCATTTGCGACGCGGTATTTCAAGGGGAAGGAGAGCGCCACATAGTTCTCCCAAGAAACAGCCGAAGGCGTTGTCCTTAGTGTGGAGGACTCCGGGGACGTTTTCCCAAAAGATGATGGGGGGGGGGTAGTCCGTCTTCGCTTCGTACATCTTCGATTGCATTTGCTATCTCACAAAAAATTAAGGTTAGATTTCCTCGGTTGTCTGCGAGGCTTTGTCTTTTGCCTGCCACGGAGAACGCCTGACAGGGCGTGCCTCCGCAGAGCAGGTCGGGTGCTTCGATTTCACGTGTTCTTATTCGCTCCGGCAGTGTGGTCATGTCCCCGTAGTTCATAGCCCACGGGAAGCGTTGATCTAAGAGTTCGCACGGGAATGGCTCTATCTCTGAGAACCATGCGGGTATCCATCCCAACGGTTCCCAAGCGACGGAGGCCGCCTCAATGCCGGAGCAGACCGAGCCGAAAGTCAGTGCCATTACCCGGGTCTCCTATAGGTTCTTTGATTAAGGACCGCACGGGCCGTCGGTGAAATCTCCTTGACGCCGTGCTCTGTACTTTTAGCGTGCTGTTCGTCCACGATCTGAACTGCTGCCAGGAACTCCCGGACCGTTCTTTGAGGTGCAAGCTCGAGCGCCTCTTTGAGCATCTCAACAATCTCCGCGCATACACCCTGGAGGTCCTTAAGTTCTCCGGCTCGGGCAACGTAGTGGGCCGTTACTCCGCTGCGCTTTCTTTGTACGATGTTTGCCTGAGCATGAAGGGCCTTGTAATGACGCTCGCGAAACTCAGCGACCGCCGCTTCCTGGCCTTTGAACTTCCGGTCAAACATCAGCATGCCGCCCCAGTTCAACAGATCCTGGAGCTGATGCATCTGGTCGTCCGTTGCCGTACCTCGAGGGAGAACGATCTCTGCTACAAGACCGATTTTGTTAATGATGTCTTTAATCTCGTTGATCCATTCTCTCGGGTAAAAGCATCCGGAGCAATGGACGGGTCTTGCTTTGTATGGCTTACGCGGCTTTTTGTTCTTGGCCATTTTCTTGCTCCTTTGCCCGCCGTTCTTTTTTCTTGAAGGCGATCCACTCGCGGTTTCTCGCGTAATAGTCCTTTTGATAATCCTTATCGCCAGAGCTGAGACCGGAGTATCTTCTTTCGTATCCAACCATTAGTGCATGGTGGTAGGAGAGATGGATTGTGTAATGCGCTAACCCTAACTCTTCCTCGATTTCGTACGGAGTTTTCCCGGCTGTAGCGAGTAGTCGCACCTGTTGATCAATCGTCAGCATGCTCCTCTCCTAAGATTTCCTGCTTTCTGTCGAGAAGTACATCCAATACGTCCCGCTTGGTAGCAAGCCGTTCTTTAACCGCTTCGTCGAGTGTTCCTTTGGCTATAAGGTAGTGAACGAAGGTCGGACGGTCATGGCCTGCCTGAGCCTGACGGACCGCGCCGATACGTTCAATGATCTGATCGTGTAGCTCGAGTGACCAGGTGCAGGAGAAAAATACCAGGATGTTGCCTCCGTCTTGGAGGTTAAGTCCGTGACCGCAAGATGCCGGATGAGCGAGCAGCAACGGGACCTTTCCTTCATTCCAATCACGAATAGTCTGCGGTGACTTGTCGAGCACTCGGGCGAAAGGGAAAGCCTGACGGATACGTTCCACCTCATGTCGATAACTGTAGGCGCACAGCACCGGCGCACCATTAGCTTCTTCAATAACAGACCCCAAAGCTTCGATCTTTGCAGTGTGGATAATGTTGTACCCTTCGCCGTTTTCAGTGTAGACCGCACCGCTTGCCATTTGCAGCAGGCGATTAGTTTTGACCGCAGCGTTTGCGGCCGTAATTTCTTCTCCGCTTGCAAGTTCAAGATAGAGCTCACGAGCGAATTTCCTGTACTGACGCATGACGTTCTTAGGCAGTTCAACCACAATGTCATTAAAAATATTCTTCGCCACATCGAAATAGTCCTCAGGGTTTACGGTTATCGCAACGTCAGAGAGAAGGGCTCTGATCTTTTGGTCTGATCCTTCAAAGGGCCTCCACTCGCACCAGCGCTGAGCGGCTCCTCCATGCGCGATCGGATAGAAATATTTCTTTTGGAAGGCCGAGAATGACTTGCCGAGTCTTTTGCCTTTGTCGATAAACCACAGCTGGCCCCACAAGTCGAGCAGACCGTTAGGCGCCGGAGTTCCCGTAAGTTCAATGAAACCTTGAGAGCGGTAGGCAACAGAAGCGAGAATCCTTGCTCTTTGCGTGCCCTGACGAGAGCGGAAACCCTTGAGACGCGTGGCCTCATCCACAACGATCAGATCAAACTTCCACTTATCACCGCAATAGTTGACGAGCCAGGGAATATTTTCATAATTGATCGTATAGATGTCTGCCGACATCTCGTACGCCTGTACTCGCTGACGCTGGTTGCCGCAAACAACCGATACTCGGAGGCCTTTGAAGTCAGTCCACTTTTTGAGTTCATCCGGCCATGTACTTTGAGCCACCCGCAAGGGAGCAATAATGAGTGTCTTGAGCTTCGGGTGCTTAAGTCTGATTCGACGGATGGCTTCCAGGGTGGCAGACGTTTTGCCGAGCCCCATGCCTGCGTAAACGGCACAGCGTTTTCGGCTCATGATGTGCCGGATGATCTTTTCCTGATACGAGCGTGGAGTATATTTCATAAATCCCTCGTCACATCCATACCGCCGAAAAGTCCCCAGCAGATGGCAGTGCGGATCGACTCTTCGTTGTTGCAGACAAAGACTTCAAAACCGCCTTCTTCTGAAAGGAGATCAATCATGCGCTGCTGTGGAGGCGAGAGCTTGCCGCGCTTCGGAGCTTTGAGTTCAATGAGAATGTGCTTGCCGTCACGCATGAGAAGCCAATCAGGTGCGCCGATTGTTCCTTCAAACGATAGCTTGTAGGCGGTGATGTGGAGCTTCTTGCAGAGCTTCTTTAGGAAGAGCGTGTTTTGTCCTTCCGGCGTTGTCATGCCGCGTCTCCTTCACCAAACCACAATTCAATCGCTTGTAACAGCAGCTCATAATGCTGTTTGATTTTCGGATTATCTGCATGGGACTTTTCGGAGGCCTTTCTAAACTCTCCAATCGTTCCTCTGAAACAATCCCTCGTAAGTTCGACTGAGCCGCCTTTTGTTCTGTATGCGGTCAGTGTTCCGATATTCCTTCCGACGCCGGTAAAGATCTGACAGTCGCGCTCTTGTTTAATTTCAGCTTCACCGCGGACTCGAGCATCGCCACAGACCCGAGCATCGCCACAAACCTGAGCCATGCCGCAGACTTGAGCGTTTCCATAGACCTTAGCATTGCCGCTGACCTGGGCACTGCCATAGACCCAAGCACCACCGTAGACCTGAGCGTTTCCATAGACCCTAGCATTGCCGCTGACCCACGCGTTTCCGCCGACCCAGGCGGTGCCGTTGTGACAAAGGTTCTCTTCTGATTTAATGTAACCGCCTAGATCACCGGCTTTTACGCCACTGAAATCTCTCAGAGCTTTTATTCGGTAGAGTATCTGTGTGCCTATAAGAAGTGAATCGGCTTTGATAATTTCATATTTCTTAATCATTTTCTTCGCCTGTTAGTAGGTTCCTTTTCCGCCAAGACATCTGTATCCATCAGTGCCGAAACGACACGACCTGCACGAGCGAGGTACTCTGCGTCTGCCGCTGAAACGGTTGCCTTAAACCCATAGCTTTCGACAGTTACGGAGATTTCAGAACCGATGTGTCCGTCGCCGTAGGTATCGTCGGGGTGGTCAAGCTTTTCGCCGTATACGATTTCAGCTTTTTTCAGCTTTTCAAGATTCATTTGTGCTCCTTTAAAAGTTTCAAGAAAGCGGTAAATCCTCGGCTCTGACGTTTGACGATTTTTCCGGTCGTGACGTAGTAGGTGAAGACTTGTCCGCTTAGGTAGACGTTTATCTGACCTGCTTTCTCGAAAGCCTCAACGCAGTAGCCCAGGGCTTTCAGTTCTGCAACTCGTTTTGGGAGCTGATCTTTAATGATTTCTGCCGGTGTCATTTGTTCTCCTTCAGATATGCGTCAATCTTGCGAGACGCGCGGGAAAGAGCTTCACGAGCGGTTCCGAGAGCGTCATGAACGGCTTCACATACCTCGTACTCCTTTCCGTCGAGGTCAGGAAAATCCGCTATTTCAAGTTCGTACTCCTTTCGGCCAATGATTTCCTGTAGGAAAGCGAATCCTCCGATCCATTCCTGTAATGTTTCTTTATCCATTCGTTTTCTCCTCAGCTTCAATACGCTTAATAAATTCATAGAAGCGGTCCGCTGTTTCCTTTGCCATTTCCTTTGTGAAAACGACCGCGTAGGGCTCGTTGCTTTCTCCGACTGCGGTAATCGTTATGAGCTTCGGATCATCACTGCCAAGCAGCCCATCAACGATGGGAACGAGAGGCTTAACGTCGGCGAAACGCTTATCTTTCTTCAGATGCACTGCCGCGCTTACTCCGATTGTTATGGCTAAGCTCAGTTTTTCTTTATCCATTTACTTCTCCTTATTACCAGCAAAACAGACAGATCAGCCACATGAGTGAGGCGCCGACTGCCGCACCGAATGAAAAATAGAAAACCTTGTCCATAACTCACTCCTTCCGATATCTGTAAGATTCAAATCCTGCTGCTACAAGCGGGAGTCCTTCGGCCCAATCCGGCAGTGCGGACATGAGCTCCTCCATCTGTCGATGATTTCGTGTTTCGTCATCAGGTATTTCGCATATGTACTCGTCGTGTACAGATAGAACGATCTCGTACCCGGCCTCCTCTAGGCGAGGGCCCGCTTCAAGCAGCAGATCGCAAGCAGCGGCCTGCGTCGCGTTTTCAACTAAGCGGCCTCCGTAGGTTTTTATGGGCTTCCACTTTTTTGAGTACTGCTCAATGCCGTAATAGGTCATGTCGCAGTGATCACTGGAGAGGGCCGGCGCCGGATAAACAAGCTTTCTTCCCGAGGGCAAGCGGACATACAGATAAGCGCCTTGCCTTTTGACGGATAACTTTTTGCCTGCATTAAAGATGTGGTTTGGTGTTCCGATAGCTTCTTGGCAAGCGTTGCCTAAAGCTTCCCAAAGTGCGGTAATGCGGCTGTTGGCTCGCCTCCATGCGTCTGCAACAGAAGAGAAGGCTACCCAAGTTTCAGGCGTCATGTCCTCGACAAGTCCCTTTTTAATCGCCCAGTCGAGCTTTCCTTGGTTCTGGATCCACAACGACGGATCAACTGCCTTGCGAATAGCAGCGACCATTTCTTCGACATCGATGTGGAAGTTTTCCACGAATGTTAAGAAGGCCTTTGGTCCGCCTTGATAACCCATGGCGAGTTCCAGCACTTTTCCCATCTGTCTTTGAGCTTTCGTGACTTTTTCCGGATCAACGTTGAAAGTTCTGCCGTAGGTAAGCTTGTAAAGGTCATATCCTTTGTGGATCAGCTCACCCTTTTCGTTTGTCGCCCAATCGAAATCCCAGCCGTCCCTATACGGCAACTTCCACCCTTTGTCTTTGGTGAGCAGTGTGTCGTATTCCATGAAGGCATTAAGTTTCCATGTCTCTCCTGCGAGCCACGCCAGCACACGCCCTTCAACGTTTGAGTAGTCTGCGATGCAGAGCCTCTTTCCTTTCGGCGCAACAATGGAGCCTCGCACACAATTGGATAAAACTTCTCCCGGATCAGCCCAAATATCCACGAGGCAATTGTTTTTGAGAGACCAAATAGCGAGTTCAATTTCATCATTTGCGAGCGTGGGACGGGCCAGATTTTGAGGCTGGAAGTGTCGTCCTGCATATCGTCCGGTACGAGCTGCACCGCGGAACTGCATGGTCCCTTTAAGCCGATCTCCAACGACAATTGACTCGATCTTTTTAAATTTTGCAACGGAGTTTTTGGCCGATTTCACACGATTGCGCAGATGCTCTTTGACTTCCTCAGGCACGTCCGGGTCGTCCAGCCGCTTATTTATTTCTGCTTTTGTGAAAGAGGTCATTTGCAGGTTGTAGCGCTCGTTTAACCACTTCAGATATGCATCTCTCTGAGTTCCTGCGGAGACCTCACCGCCTGTGAGTTTCTTTGTTTTTTCAGCAAGAAGCTTTTTATTGAGTTCCGCAGTTTGAATCGCACCGTGCACTAAGTCCATATCGACGCAGATACCGCGGCGGTTAATAACGGCATCCAAGACCTGAAGCTTTTGCTCCATAGGCGTGCAATTTACTTTTGGAAGTCGTTTATAAACTTCGCGCATGGACTCGATATCCAGACGGCAGTAATTGATAAACTTCGCCCAATCTTCCGGATTAGTCTGCTTATTCCTGACTTTTCCAGAGGGTGTAGGTTTGCAAAATAGATTGATTAAACGCAGGCCGTCTTTGTCTTTTGCCTTATCCTGAGGCAGTCGGAAAACTTCACATAACCCTGCGAGATTCCCGGGGAGGCCGTGCTGATAGGCAATGAGCATGGTGTCCACTAACGTCTCAAGCGGCAGTGTGGGGCCTCCGTTGGTCTGATAAGAGAGGAAGACGGTATCGAACGCCTGTCCGTTTTGCCATACGTGAAGCCGTTTTCCTAGGCCGACCTCTTCAAGTGCTTTAAGAAGATCCGGCGGCATTGGTTCATTGTGTACGTCCCAAACTTTGGCGGGTGCATCATCCAAGGCATAGCCCCAAAGCAGGACTCGGGCGTCCGGGCTGGCTGCATACGCATGAGTGCCGCGGGTTCTTAAATTGACGGAACTGAAAGTTTCTAAGTCAAAATAGGCGATAGGTAGAGAATCCATTCAAGTGTCTCCGATAAAAATTTGGAGGCAGAACGTGCATAGAAGCGCTCTTCTATTTAGAACCGGCGGAGAAGGCCACCACGTGGCCTAAAGTCCGGCCCGGGGAAGCGTCCCCGACCGCACACGTTCTTGCCTTATCAAGAGGCACTCGAATGAATGCCCCTATGATAAAGCATCTGCCCTAATTACCAGGCGTTATCGTCGTCCTCCGGAGGATTTCCTACGGTCGATTGGGCGGACAGGTCAGGGAAGTCTCCGTCTTCAACTCTTACGCCGCCTTTACCGAACGGCTCTCCGGATTTCAGAAATTGCAGGGCGCACAAATCGCATCCGACACCCGTAACAACTTGGTCGTAGCAGAAAAATGAGAGCTTGACGTTAGCAACACATCCGTCTGTGATAGCCTCCGGATCGTCTTCTGTTGTTGCACGTCTCCAGTCGAGGCCGCACGTCTGGGGAGCCAAATTCTTTCCGCCCTGACCGTTCTTGCCTCTATATTCTTTGCGTTTGGCGTTGATGGCGTAATAAGTCTCTCCGGTGTTTTCGTCTTCAAATTCTCGGCAGCACATGTTTTTGGGAGAATTCGTGGCGATTTTCTTAAGCATCTGAGTTGCTTTTTGCCCCCATTTTTCTTGAGCAACCTTGCTGATCAGATCTTTAACCTGATCAAACTGCTCCTTAGAAATGCGAATCTGAGCGCTCCATTCCTTCAGTTTGGAGACTTCTTCCTCAGTCTTGTCTTCCGTTCCATAAGGACGGACAGGGGTGTAAACGTGAGGGAAGGCAATACGTACGTCTTTCAGTACGATAACGTTGGTTTTCTTAATCATTATGACTACTCCTTAAAGTATTGTGGACAAGACCGTTTAATGGTTTGGATGGCCTTATCGATGGCGGCAGTGCGTTCTTTGGAATAAGGTCTGCCTGTTTTTGCCGCTCGCTTAAGAAGGTCTTGAGCAAACGACGGTAAAAGCTGGTTTCTATCCTTAGGCTGCTGGTGGTTGATTTCCATCTCCGTTATCCTTGAAATCGTCTTCTTCAAATCCCAGAGATAACGCAGGCGCAGGATCCGTGATCGGAACGAGTTTCGGTGCTCCCTCCTTCCGGACAATGAGCTCTTTAAGTTGCGGCCACTGAGTCTTTAAACCGATGACGGTTCGCTTACTTTCTTTGTTTTCCGGGTCGAGGAGCTTCTTACAAAGCTTTTCAGCCTGAGTAGGACTGATCACTTGGCGGACATACATATCGTCTTGGCGAACCTTGAACTTCTTCAGAAGTGCTTCGGCTTCGGCTGCATCTTTCCAAGTGCGGTTCCCGAGGCCACCTGCCACAAGCTTCACTCCGGGGACGTTTTTGCCCTTGAAGATTCTGTCTTTGATCTCTTCCTCGACGTCTTTGAAGTACTTCTCAAACATCGGGATACTGTTGAAAATTCGACCGAGCATCTCGGCTTCACTGATGGCAGGCGCCGGGAGCTCAACTTCCAGAGAAAGAGCGGAGCTAAGAGATTGAGGACGAGCAGGGCAGAAGTTTTTAGCCTTGCACCACTGGCATCGTTCAACATCGGGGGCATAGTCTTCCGGTTCTGCTTTTCTTGCTTTTTGAATGGCATTGGCTCTGGAAGCGGCCAAGATGACATCGACATTGCATTTCAGCAGGTCTTCTCTGGAGACGGTCCACTCGGAAATATTGTCAGCTCGAGGTTGGACAATGCAAAGATGAACGGTTTCGACGTTCTGAAGCTCAGGTGCTTGAAGAATTCCGAGCGCATACAGCATCAGCTGTGAGTTGTTTTCAGCGCGTACAATTTTTCCTTCTCCGTGCTTGTAGTCGAAAACGAAAAGTTCACCGCCGCTGACAACATAGCAATCAACCGTTCCCCATGTGTCTTTGACACCAACGACTTGAGAAAGGTCAATTGATGTTTCTACTCCGGCCTCTTCGGGTTCTTCAAAATAAGTGTTTCGGACGGCCTCAAGATAGGCTTGGATATAAGGACGCAGAGACTCGTCCATAATGTCGGCAACGATTTCACTAGGTTCTTTTTCCTCAGTGAACATGATGTTTAGACACTGTTCGGCTACAGAATGCGCGTCAGTTCCTTCGTTGGCGTAGCTGCCTGCATCGGCTAGTTCAGGTTTGGCTCGAACAGCTTCTTGCTCTTCCCAAGGGGAGGCGGGACAGTGAATCCATCGGAAGGCGGCCGACGGCTGAAGGAAAGAGTGCCGACGCTCTTCATTGTCGATGATGGGGACGATACTAGGCATGAGCTGCCTCCAGAGAGGACAGTTTCTGAGAGGCAAAATCGATAAATTTCAATTGAAGGTCGTAACTTAGAGCGATTGCACTATCACCATGCCCAAAAGATTTAATAAATTCTTTAACCTTTTCTTTTCCGCCCAGTACGCCTTTTAGCCTATTACACAAGGCAATTACTTTATTTCTGGCATCTTTGGTCATTTCTTCGGTCGGTTCTTTCTCTACCTGAGGTTCGGCTGCAGGCTCGGCTTTTTCTGAGGGAGTTGCTTTTTGCTCGACGGGAGCAGGTGCAGGTTGTGCGGGCGTGACAATAGAGGGTTGAACCTTGGCCGATTTCGCCTCGTTCAGCACGGGGGCGGGAGAGGGTTGCATTCGCATTTCTGCGGGGCTAATGACCGCCTGAGAAATCGCATCCGCAAGTTTAGAAATCGCGGCCGTTTTTTCTTCTTCGGTTTTAATGAAGCGTCCAAAATGCTCATTAAATGTTTTAAGTTCAGTTTCAATGCTCATTTAAATAAACTCCTTTTATGAGTTCACGGGGTTAGTCAAGTGCTCAATAGGAACCGGAAGGGCTTCCGGCTTTACTGATTCCTTTAATATTTGAACCATCGGGGAACCGGGACTAAGGAACTTCAGGCGTCTGGTTAAATCCACCCGGGCGGTAAATTTGATCTTTTCTTTTCCGCTGTCTAATTGCTTAGCAGCAGTGCGAAGGGCCTCACGGATTGAGCCTGCCACTAGGACGCGATAGACCAGCGCGCGGGAAAAATCGTCAACCTGAGTAATAAAGGGACAACCGGAAAAGCTCGAATCAAAATAAATAAACGAGACAACCGGAGCCGGCTTGTTATCGATCGTTAAACGAGCGATATACTTGGCTGAGGCCTGGATACCGTCTAAGAATTTCGGAGCCCTTACCGCTCTAATTTCAATCCTTCTAAAAACCATTTTTCGCTTGTCCTAAAAACGAAAAAGGACGCGCCCGGGGTTTTATCCGGATGCGTCCTTATTTATGTTTGGGGATCGTCCCAAAGGTCTAAAAACTTTGTTTTATAAATCCACTCGAGAGAATGAACTTATAGAACCCGGCCCGGATTTAAGGAGGCGGCCGGTGTCCTCCGGTGCTGCCTAGGCGTTAAAAGCAGCTATCACTTCACGGCGCCGGGCGGTTGGTTTTAGGCACCTGGATTCAATTGGAGCCGCTGTATTTTCGGTGTCAATACGCAGCCAAGTAATCAAGCGCCCAGTGCTGTAAACCTCGTAACGGTATTTACCGACAGTGAAATCATCTAACATTTAGGCAACCTCCTCATTAGAGCGGCGGGGCTTGACTGCTATAGGTTCACAATCGCCATAAGCGCCGGAAATATCGCACCGTCTATATTCAGAGTTATCGACAGCTTTTCTAATTACGTCGATAAATTTATATTCCTCCTCAAACTTCTGAAGGGCTTCCATGTCTCCTACTGTGAGGTTATCTGTATCACCGTTTACCAGGTAAGGCAGATAAAAGGAAAGGCAGTAAAGGACATTCATATCAGCCGGGAGCCCAGTCTCAGGGTTATATAGGCGCGTCATGTAATCGGATATGGAGTAGTTCCCGGCGGCCTGATCCCAGTAATCACCTTCTAAAGTGTCATACCAGGTATCACCGTTCCCGGTGATGACGCTGCTAACCGCTTCTAGCACTTGAGACAATTGGACGTTATCCCACTTATCGAAGTCTCCCCAGTCAGTGAGGTTATTGGAATACAAGGGGATAAACCCGGAGCAGGGTTCAAGAGTCTTACGGACATATTCCCGGAAGTATCCGGGGTACTCGGTATCGAGCCAAGTTAGGAGCTTACGGATATCATCACGCGGGATATCGCAATAAATTCGATCAGTCTCGAAGTTGTAAAACTGAGGGCGCCATAATTCGACGAAAGTGGCGGAAATATCAACGCCTGTATTTTTGAGAATCCAGTAAGGGAAGTGCTCGGCGATACCTTCCGCCGTATCCTCGAAAAGTTCAGAGTAATCAATATCGAAATCATCGCTTGTAAGATTCAAGCCCTCTTCCTCGTTGATTGTCTCGATTTCCCTGGTTACATCGTTATCCAGCTCAGCCGAAAGGATGGACTCATAGAAACCACCAAAGGGAAGGTACACACGTGCGACACTGGCAGCAGTCTTATTTAATTTCGTCATAGCCGTGCTCCTGTTAGATATTGAGTTCCCCGGAAAAGTAAAGTTCATTGATAATTTCAAGATCCTCAGTGTCAAGCTCACGCGTGGCGGTACCTCCAGTGCTTCTTCCAGTTGCATGAAGAAAGGCGCCTGTGTTATCTAACCAATAGAAGTAAAGAGTTGGACCGCCGGATTCAACTAATAGGAAGGCGCCGGAATTCTTGCGTTCATCATCAAAATATTTTTTGATATCGAGCGGGTCAATGAAGGGATTAACTAAATCAGTAATGAGTGCCGCGGTTTCGTCGAAGGTGAAAAGGCCCAACGTGTCTCCCTTTTCGGCGTGGTCGATATCTCCAAGTGCGTAGTCAATGAGTTTTTTGACATCGGAATCAGATAAGAATCTGTACAAGTCTCTAACAAGATCCAGGCGCTCAATATTCAGGCAAGCCGGGGCAAACTGGTAAACAGCGAAAGAGCGGGCGGCTTCTTCAAGGTTATTTAAAACATTGTAGGCAGCACGGATGTCAGACAAGAAAGAGTTAATTTCGTCGTCCGGAGTTTCCAGCGGTTTACAGATTTCAACCGCGGCGGGAGCTGTCGGAAGAGTCAAACCGTCGATAATGTTTTTAAGGGCTGCAACTGCAAGAGGAGCCGGATAAGTGTTAGATGTGAAGTTTGTTGTCATGGTGTTTACTCCGTTTAAAGATTGAAAGATGGTAGCGAATACCGATAACGAAACTATAAATAAGGTTGCGATAAATTGCAATAGTAACTAATTAAGAATGTTAAAAATTGTAAATATTTACTAATATGCAACTAATAAAAGGATGCGTTACCGGCGGTTTTAAGAAGAGGAAAATGGATTAAAGAGTCATTAATCGAAAATGAAAGCAAATGGGAAAATTTTGCCGCGTGTAGTCCGATGTGAACGGCAAAAATTTTCCCGTTAGAAGATTTTTTACTTGAGTAAAGGCGATGCCACTGCCCTTAACGCTATCGTTTTGTTGTTTTTTAATATCTTTTTTGAAAACTTTCTTATTAGAGAAAATATAAGAATATATACGTATAGGAGTTTTATATAAAAAATGTTAAAAACCGATAAAACGTAAAAATTTTAGTTTTATCGTTTTTTCGGCGTTTTTAATAAAAACTTTTTAATTTGTTTAGAAGGGGTTTTGCGTTTTCGGATTGAATGGTAGGAAAAAGCGGGATTAGGGTGGCTCGGCAAACGCGCGCGGGGCCGTCTACTTCTCCGGAAAAGCACTCAACATAATATTGGTTATGTTGAATAACTCCTTGAATAAGCGATAAAAATTAAGTCGAAAAAGTACGACCCCCACCGGGTGGCACCCCCGAAATCTTCGCCCGATACCGCCCTCTACCTTGACCGAGTGGCGGGGTGAATTTTGAACCATTTTGAATTGAACGGGAAAAATTTTCCCGTTTGAATTAAACGCTAAGAAAACCCTTAAAAATATTTTTATTTCCTTGACAAATAAAAAATTAAATACGAAACTATCTGAAACAAAACCCGGCTTTGGAGAAAAATAAACGGATGAAAAACCTTGTTCCCTACAGCGAATCCCACAGGCGGATCGGGACTGATCACCCACGAGCCGTCTACACGGAGTCCGATGTGGAACACGTCCTCTACCTCCGGAGCCTCGGTTGGTCCTACAGCCGGATAGCGGCCAAGATGGAAATGCCTAGAGCAACCGTTTGGTCGATCTCCTGCGGCAGGACGAGAGCCTTCAATGTGCGTTACTGGAGGCAGCCGCGATGAGCGATCGGACGCCGAAGCTCCGTATCCGACGGGTCATCACAGGTGCCAAAGATGCGCAGGAGGCAGAAAAAGAGCTCCAGAGAATCGTGTCCGAGCGTCGAAAGAAGCCGGTCAAGGAGCAGCGGGAGTGGGGTGGCAGGCTCGAAATGAAAGAGCAGGTGATGCCGCTTCACACGAAACCCACTGGTCCGATTCCGGTATCTGCGGACGGCTCTTGGACATTGTCCCGAAAGGCTTGTTTGCTGGAGTTCATTGCCAATGGAGGCTTGATCTCCGACTGGTGCAAGAAGGCCAAAGTGGGTCCCGGTTCGGTAGCGAGACTTGCGAGAAAAGATCCGGACTTTGCTAAGGCGCTGGATGAGGCCAAGTCCTTACGCAACGACGTTTTGGCGGAAGAAGCGCTCGAGATTGCCACAACGCCGAAGGTGGTTGAGGAAGTCATTGAGACCACGGCAGCAGACGGCTCGGTGGTGCGCGCTGTCAAGCGTTACGACAATGTGTACGCCAGAAAGCTTGCCTTTAACGCCAGGCTAGAGCTGCTCAAGAAGTGGGCGCCGGAGAAGTACGGCGACACCTTGAAGGTTGCTATGAACGACAATCGGGCTCAGGCGATTCTGTCAGCTAGAAAGAGATTGCAAGGCACAACGAATGAAAAAGGTTGAGCGTATCAGTTTTTTCCAAAATGGCAAGGAATAAACCCTTTCTCAAAGAACCAAATACGGAGCCTTTCTTCAATGGGAAACTTCTTACTATCATTGGTTATTGTTATCGCAGTAATACAAGCGTTCACGCTTTTTATTGTGATAATCGCCTTTAGGTTTCTGGCCCCGTCTCTGAGCAGTATAGAAAGAGACATCTCTCGATCTAAGGTTGCCTTTACGTCCCTAATGGTAAAAATTGAAGAAAACACGAGATCCTCGGGATCGTCCTCTTTTCTAAAGGGCAACAGCCAAGAACCTTCTAGCACCCTAGAGGTGGGACATTCTTCCAATAGTGAAGGTACCATGTCTGGCCGATCGTCTCTTACCACGGATTGGAGAAGTTTTGTGGAGTAATGAGTTGTGAGAAACTTTGCTCCATGTATTTCAATTTGTTCAAAATAAAACGCCTCCCTCGCGGGCTTGAATTTAAGTTCAAGAGTCACATCCCCATGGTGAAATGGGGGTGTCTTATCGTAATGCACGTCCTGGAGTGTTGCGTCTAAAGAGGGCCGTTTTCTCTTTAACTTTTTCTTTCTTTTTCGCTCATGCCTAGAATGAAAAAGGCGAAGGCTGATGCACAGGCTAAACAAAGCGCATACACCTACAGCTATTTGTGCGATATCTACAAAGAGTTTCATATGGTTTTCGTTATCGAAAGGTAGATGTCAACAGCCAGTTTCAACCATGTCATTCCGGCTCCTGCGGTTTCAGTAAATCAGACCTTCTTGATTAAAGCCGGCCGCTTCTAAAGTTTGGCCGCAAAACTTACTGCAATTCCTGCAAGATCCTTGGACGGGTTGCAGGGGACGGCCTTATCTCCGGGCCATGAGGGATTTGTTGCTCTTAGCCATGCTTTGCCTAGGTCGTCCTTGTAGAACTCTCTGATTACTGCACAACCCGTGTTATCGGGAAATGCGATTACGACATCTCCGTTCTTAGCCTTGAATTCGCTATCAGGTTCAGTGATGTGCGTATCAAAATATACGATGTCTCCTATTTTAATTCTGGGGGAGAGGGCCTCCGAGTTCATTGGTATGGCGATTAACTCGTTGTTATTGTCATTTGAGAAGGGTGTCGGCGGCAAGAAATCCGATCCTACCGGGACGTCGCCTTCTATTGCAGAGAAGTAAGCAGCTTCCGTCGGCGAGTCTAGCAGGGGAACGCGAAGACCCTTCTTTATCTTTCCCAGTTTTCTGGAATAAGATTCTTGAAGATCAGTGCCGTTCGTTAGTTCAATCGTTGTTATGCCCAAAAAAGCGGCAATTTCAGCGAGTGTAGAACTTCTTGGATTGCTAGCCTCTCCGTTCAAAATTCTGGAAATAGTTGACTTAGGAAGTCCTGTGCCTTTAGAAACTGCGTATCCAGTAAGTCCTTGCTCCGATAGAAGTTGTTGTAATTTTTCTGAAAATTTCATAGTGGCTACCTTAGGAAGTTAAGTTGCGATAAGTTGCACTTAGTTTCGCAAATATTCTAATGGTTGCGATTTAAAACACAACTCTCTAGAATGGTTGCGTTATAGATTGAAGGTGTAAAAATGCAACTTGACCCTAAAAATTGTTTAGAGCGGATTTTGCGCAGAGGCTATACCTACAGAGAAATCTCGGATGACAGCGGAGTCCATAAGGCTTCTCTTATCAGGATTGCCGAGGGAAGATCCTCTGGAAAGAGAGTAGCGGGGAAGCTGAGAGAGAGCATGGTCAGATTTGAGAAAAGAAGTCAAGAAATAGAGAAACTCTGCCAAGGAAAGAAAACTGATGACTAAATCCTATATTCGAGAAAAAGGTCCGCTGGTTGTAGTCAACGGCTATAAGGTTGTTGCAATCCGTCCTAACTCTAAAGCCCCGATTGGCAAGGCATGGCAGGAGCATCCGCTTACAGAAAAGGAATGTGCAGAATATCCGGAAAAAGCAGCAGGTGTCGGTATTCTTTGCGGGGTCGGAGAAAATCCGATCTGCTGCTTGGATATTGATTGCTCGGATGCTTCAATTGTTGACGAAGTTCTTGATGAAATTGGGTTCGACGATACAGACTTAGTGCGAACCGGACGAGCTCCGAGAAAGGCCGTTATCTTGCGAGCCGCAGCCCCAGGCTGGAAGAGCAGGGCAAGCAGGTTCTTTGAAAAGGACGGGGTGCTGATACGTCTTGAGATTTTGGGCAAAGGCAAGCAGTTCGTGGCATACCACATCCATGAAAAGACTCAGATGCCGTACACCTGGGATAATGCGGACTGTAAGTATGAGCCCGCATATTACCCAGCGGAAGATTTGCCCATTATTTCTGCCGAGAGAGTTGAGAAGCTCTTGGAAGCTTTTGAAAGAATCGCGATAGCGCACGGCTATAAACCCGTAGGTCAAGCCTCCGGAGGCGGCAACAAAGACGATGATCCCTTCGGTACCGAGCCCTGCGGGTTGACGATTTCTCAGGCTAGAGAAATTGTCAACGGCGCCGGTATCGATAAACCCGATTACAACACATACATCCGAGTCGGCATGGCCCTTCACTTTGAGTTTCAGGGTGATGAGGAGGCTATGCTGATATGGAACGAATGGGCGTGCGATAAACCCGGCTATCGAGATTATGAGTCTCTAGCCTATAAGTGGAGCACGTTTAATCGCGGTGCCCATGATGATCCCGTCACCATGCGTTGGCTCATCAAAGAGTTCAACAAGTACCATGACAATTTTGAAAACGGGACCACGGAGTTCGATCTTTCAAAGCGCATGTACAAGCTTTTTGATGGGAAGTTAAAGCGGCTTGAAAACTACGACGAATGGTACCTCTTCAATGGCAAGCACTGGGACAGGATCGGAAACGATTATCTGACGGCTTTGGTTGCCCAGTCCATAGAACACATCATGTTTCGGGCAGCAAAAGATGCACCGGAAGAACTACAGAAAGCCGCTTGGTCGGAGTACGGGAAGTTCAAGGCAAAGGCCTCTTCCTTGGTCTCTCGTGTCGTTACGAATATGAAGCGGGAGTTTGCCCATCTGGTTAAGGCCAATGATTTCGATAAGGGAACTCAATACTTCGGAGTGGACAACGGGGACATTGATTTAATCACTAGAGACTTTCTGCCGCCCGATAAGCGAAGAAAAATCTCTTTATGCTCGGCTGTCTCGTACGATCCTGAGGCCAAGTGCCCCCGTTGGAGAAGAACGATCGAGGAGTGTTTGGGAAGTGAAAAACTTGCATTCTTTTTCCAAACTTTAATGGGCTATGCGTTGTCAGGAACGACGAAAGAAGAGCTCTTCATAATTCTCCACGGCGCCGGCTGCAACGGTAAATCGACCCTTATGCGAATCCTGGCCGGAGTGTTCGGAGAGTACTATCGAGCAATTAGTTCGGATACTTTCGCTTCGATTGTCAAAGGAGCCTCCACAGTAGGTGGCGCTCGGGCTGACTTGATCGCATTAAAAGGTGCGAGACTCGTTGTGGGTCAGGAGACCGACGAAGGAGCCCGTCTGAATGAGGCCGGCATCAAGAGCATGACAGGCGGAGATCCGGTTGTCGCTCGGCAAATGTATTCGTCGACGGTTGAGACCATCGATCCGACATGGACGATGATTCTTTCAACTAATCATCTCCCCGTGATTAAGGCCACGGATGACGGTATTTGGCGGCGCCTTGTTTTCCTCGAGTTTCCGAGGAACTTTGATAAAGACCCCAAGATCAAAAAGAATTTGAATCTCACCGACGAACTCAGAAAGGAGCTGCCGGGCATTCTCAATTGGCTTTTGGAAGGTCTGCATCAATATCAAAAGGAAGGTCTCGATGTTCCGGACGAGGTGCGCTTCCTCAAAGAAAAACTCAGGGAAGGTTCGGATGTTCTTGAACGTTGGCGGACAGAACGGCTTGAGGAGTGCGAGATTGAACCGGGCTCAGGTGTTAAAACCAAAGATGCTTGGACTGATTTTCTTCGTTGGGCTAGAGACGGGGAAGAGGAAATCGGGCAATACACTAAAGCCTTGTTTACCCGCAGGCTGAAGGAAAAAATTAGAAAAGGAAGGGCCTACGGAAGCTCGTGGATGTTTCAAGGTGTCAAACTCAGAGAAGAGGAGCAGGAAGAATGGTAGATGTTAGAGGTGTTACTTCTGAAGAAGTTGTTGCGCTGATGGCTCAGCAGCCGTTAGCTCTCAGAAAGAGGATTACGGAAGCTTTGCAGCACGGAGTCGCAGGAGATCGAGAAGCTGTTGATTGGATCGAAGGAACTCCTGAGTCAAGAAGGAATGCGGTAAGAAGGCTCGTTCAGGAAGCCCTGGACAATGGTGTCTCTTTAGAAAACATCAAGCTTCGCTGCGCAGGGATGAACTACTTGCTTCTCTGTCTAGGAGAGTTTATCAAGGACTCCAAAGAGGTGATTGAAGAGTTCGAGCAGACGAGACAATAACGTAACTGTCTACATAACTCAAAAGTTTTGAATGATGATTAGGCCCATCTACACGGTGGGCTTTTTCTATGTCTGTGAATCAAGAAGATGTTTATCTGGAACTAGCGAAGTGCTATGACGATCCCTTGCGGTTTGTGATGTGGGCCTTTCCATGGGGAGAGTTGCCCGAAACCTCTGTCGTGAGGCTCAAGGAGCCGTGGGCTTCTCGTTACCCAAACTGCCAATTCGGTCCGGACGAGTGGGCCTGCCAAATGCTCGATGATATAGGGGCGTCCGTTAAGGAGAGAGGCTTCGACGGTTCACAGGCTGTTGATCCGATCCGAATGGCCGTCTCTTCCGGGCATGGTATCGGAAAGTCAGCCTTTACTGCTTGGCTCGTGTGTTGGATTATGGCTACCCGTCCAAATTGCAAAGGTGTGGTGACGGCGAATACGGCCAATCAGCTCGAAACAAAAACATGGGCTGAGATTACGAAGTGGATGCGACGCTCGCTCGTTGCCGATATGTTCGATATGAAGGCGACATCCATTGTTTCCAAAGAGTCTCCTGAGTCTTGGCGAGTGGATGCGCTGACTTGCCGAGAAGAAAACGCAGAATCCTTTGCCGGTCTGCATGCGGCTTCTTCGACTCCGTTCTATATTTTTGACGAGGCCTCAGCTATTCCTGCCGCCATCTATGAAGTTGCCGAAGGCGGTTTAACGGACGGTGAGCCGATGATGTTTCTCTTCGGAAACCCCACGCGATCTTCCGGCCGTTTCTATGACTGTTTCCATTCCAAGGCTAAGTTTTGGGATATTCGTAAAGTTGACTCCCGCACGTGTCATATCACCAATAAAAAGCAGATTCAGCAATGGCTCGAGGAGTATGGGGAAGATTCTGACTTCTTCCGTGTCCGTGTCATGGGTGAGTTTCCTAACGCATCCAGTTCGCAGTTTATTCCGACAAAGTCCGTTGAGGAGGCGATGGCTCGCCCGGGAGGAGGTCTAAAAGCGAACCTTGCCATTATCGGAGTAGACGTGGCTCGCTACGGCAACGACGAGACGGTGATCTACTACAGAATCGGACGTGACGGACGACTTCCATTCGAGCGTTACAGAGGACTGTCTACGGTTGAGGTCGTCTCTAAGGTCAAGGCGGCAATAGCTCGAATCCGGCGTCTTGGATTTGAGGAAGTACGTGTGCATGTGGACGAAGGCGGCGTGGGAGGAGGTCCCGTCGATGTCCTGCAAGACGACGGGTATTTCGAGGTCTATGGCGTCAACTTCGGATGGAGTGCTGATGACCCGACGGCCTACCGTTTTAAGCGCGACGAGATGTGGGGGCGCATGAAGGAGTGGATTAAAAACAAAGGTCTATTGCCCCAAGACGAGGGACTTTTGGCCGACTTGATTTCTCCTGAATACGAGATTTTGCCAAACGGTGCGATCAAGCTTGAGAGCAAGGATTCAATGAAAAAGCGCGGGCTCCACTCCCCCGATATCGCAGACGCACTGGCTTTGACTTTTGCTTATGAACTTCCGGAGTATGGAATCGCGCCTAGAACTGAAAATGTCCAAGGCTTAGATAGGAATGCCTACGACCCCTTCGCTTAGGGTGTCTACATAAGGAAAAAAATCTGCCCGACAATTGCTTTGTAAAGTTCGATGGAGATAAGCCGGTGAATGTAAGTGTTTGGGTAAACATTCTTATCTGGGAGCTAGATGTTTATCTCGGATTATTGGTCGTTAAAGAAGTAATAGCGCTGTTTAAGAGATATGCCAGAGATTGAAATCCGTCCCGTAAGTGCCAAGGACTTTTTCTCGTATCCTGAGGTACGACGTTTGATCAAAGAATATTCCAAGGAGTGCGCAAACAGAACCTTGGCTGCTTCACCTCCCAATGAGGATCAGTATCTCAAGCTTGAAGAGCTGGGACTTTTGAAAGCTGCAGGCGCATTCAACGGGGATACGATGGTTGGCTTTGTAGTTGTGGTCTTTTCTTTTGTACCGCACTTCAAAGGAGAAACACTTGCCTCTACGGAGAGTTTGTTCCTGAGCAAATCCTTCAGAACCGGAAATAATGGCCTCAAGCTCTTGCAGTGGGCGAGAAACGCCGCGGTTCTTTTTGGCTCAACAGGTCTTTTTGTCTCGGCGCCGGCCGGATCAAGACTTGAAAAACTGCTCAGTCACAAAGCAGAGAAAACCAATTCCGTTTTCTTTTTGGAGGGTTTATGCAGCTAATGGCCTGCTCTCCTCAAGAGCTCTTGTCGATTCGCGGGATCGAAGAGGGCGTTAAGGAGGCCCCTCAGCTGAAGATTGAAATCAAAGAGGTACTTCACGCAGGTGTCTATACGCGTATAGCGATTGTTCCAGAAAACGTCTTACTTGTCGGTGCACTTATGAAAGTCCCTACGACCTTAGTTGTTGTAGGGCGGTGCGCAATGACAGTGAACGGCGGGACGTCTGTGGCGGACGGGATTGCATGCTTTACGTCCCCGCCGGGAAGAAAAACGGTGTTCAGGACTTTCGTTCCCACAAAACTGATTATGTCGTTTGCTACCAAAGCGGAGACGCTTGGGCAGGCGCGTCAAGAATTTACGGATGATGTGTTACAGGGAGAAGAGTTATGTCAGGAGTAACAACCGCTACGGTTATCGGAGCTTCTATTGCATCTGCGGCTATCGGAGCAGGTGCTTCAATGTATTCAGCTCATAAAACGAGCAAGGCTCAGAAGTCGGCTGCGGACCAGCAGGCTGAGGCAAGCCGCAAGGCACTGAATCAGCAGAAGTCTGAGTTTGCAAGGCAAAATCAAAATCAAGCCGATGTCGGCTCGCTTCTTGAAGGAAACACGGGAAATGAAACAGGTTCTACGTTATTGACGAGTCCGTTAGGCGTCGACCCAAATCAGCTCAAGCTTGGAAAAGGTACAAGCCTTTTAGGAGGATAACCTGATGGAGAGCCTGAAGACTCAAGTTCGGCGCCGTTGGGAGGATCTCAAGGCGGAGCGATCGACTTGGATGCCGCACTGGAGAGAGATTAGTGAGGTGCTCCTTCCTCGTTCCGGACGGTTCCTGCCCTCCGGAAACAACAAGGGCAATAGGAATGCCTATCGAGCGATACTGGATAACACCGGCACCAGAGCTTTGAGGACACTTTCCGGCGGAATGATGAGCGGCATGACAAGCCCTGCGCGCCCATGGTTCAGGCTGACTACTTTAAATCCTGAGCTCGACGAGAGCTATGAAGTCAAAGCATGGATGAGTAAGGTTACGAGTCTCATGCAGATGGTGTTCTATAAGTCAAACGTTTATAGAGCCTTGCAAATGGCCTACGAGGAGCTCGGAGCCTTTGGGACAAGTGCAACCATTATCCTCGACGATTACGAGCGTGTGATTCACTGTATGCCGCTGACAATCGGTGAATTTGCGATTGCAACCGATTCCCGAGGGCAAGTGGACACCCTTTACCGAGAATTCCGGATGACGGTCTCAATGCTGGTCGGGGAGTTCGGACTGGAAAACGTGAGCGATTCGGTACGCAAGCAGTACGAGGAGGGCAAGCGTGACGCTTGGGTTCACGTGGTTAATGCGATTGAACCTCGTCTGAATTACGATCCGAGGAAGCATGACAATAAAAACATGCCGTGGAGAAGCGTGTATTTTGAGGTTGAGTCGTCCGAAGATAAGGTCCTAAGAGAAACTGGATTTAGAAACTTTCCAGCACTTTGCGCCCGGTGGTCAGTGACCGGCGGAGACATCTACGGAAACTCTCCTGGCATGGAAGCTTTAGGAGATTTAAAGCAGCTCCAGCAGGAGCAAAAGAGAAAGTCTCAGGCGATTGATTATCAGACCAATCCTCCGGTGATTATGCCTGCGGAATTAAAGAATGCCGGCGCCAATATCCTTCCTGGCGGCGTCACGTACTACAGTAATGCCGCTCAAGCACAGAACATCCGATCTGCTTTTGAAGTACCTCTGCGTTTGGATTTTCTTTTGCAGGATATCCAAGATACCCGGGAACGCATCAACGAGACTTTCTATCGTGACATCTTCATGATGATGGCAAACTCGACAGATAAAACGATGACGGCTACTGAAGTTGCCGAGCGCCATGAAGAGAAAATGATCCTTATGGGACCGGTGCTTGAGCGATTGAATTCTGAGGCACTGGATCCGTTGATCGCTCTAACTTTCGAGCGCATGGTGGAAACCAATATGCTTCCTCCGATTCCGGAAGAGCTGCAAGGTGCTCCTGTAAATGTCGAATTCATATCCATTCTCGCGCAGGCTCAGAAAGCGATTACGACGAACTCCATTGACCGTTTTACACAGAATTTAGGTGTCTTAGCCGGAATGAAGCCGGATATGTTGGATAAGTTCAATAGTGACTTTTGGGTTGACTATTATTCCGATGCCTTAGGAATTGATCCTCGGTTTATCGTTTCGGGAGATCAAGTGACATTGATCCGTCAGCAAAGAGCTCAGCAAGAGCAAGCGGCTCAGCAGATGGCGATGATGCAGCAGGGAGCCAATGTTGCGAAAAACTTAGGGATTAGTGCAGATAGTCTTCAGAGCCAATCACCCGATCAAATAATGGGCGCTTTTACAGGCTATTAAAAAGCTCTTTACTTCTCGCAAGCCCCGCCAGTCGGGGCTTTGTGCTGTCTACATAACGAGAAAAATCTATCTGATAATGGTCAGAAATAAAAATGCCGCTGGGGTCTAGTCAGCGGCGGTGTCGAGAAACACTTTAGGAACTTCTCAACATGAAATTAATTATATCAAAGCACGCGAGAAGATTGATGCTGAGTATGTGTGAAAAGTTTCCTCTCTGGTTCTTTGCCGCTCGTTGGTTGATTCTGCTGGGTATTGCCTCGGTTCCGTTTGCTTTTGCTTGGAGCTTGATTAAGTGACAGAGGGGCAAGACTACGACCCGTTGCAGAACCTTTACGACGAGGAGCAGGCAAGGCTTGAAGGAGAGCGATACGCGCAGATCGAGCAAGAGACCTATGACAGAGACATTGAGAGTCTCTTGAGTACGGAGTCCGGAAGGCGTTTTGCCTGGAGGCTCTTGGAAAGATCCGGAGTTTTCCTCTCAACATTTAATCCCAAAGTGCCCGAGCCGGGCATGAGCATGGCTTTTGAGGAAGGCAAGAAGCAGACAGGCTATTGGCTCTTAGGTGAAATTCAGCGGCTTTGTCCGCAACAGTATTTTGTAATGACACAGGAACAGAAAGAATGGCAGATGAACAAAATCAGACTGGCTCGACTGGCCTAGGCACTCAGGGCGCTTCTACAGAAGGTCAGGGTCAGCAGACTCAAGGTGAAGGTCAGCCGCAGGCTTCCACTCAGTCGAATCCTCCGAAAACCGACGGGATGCCAAACGCTTTGGGCGAAGTCAATCCTCCCAATCCGGAAACCAATGATGGGCAACAGCAGCAGAGCACCGCTCCTGAAAAGTATGAGCCTTTTAACTTTGGAGAGAATCCGGCGATTGATCCGACAAGCATTGAGCAGTTTTCGACAGCCGCTCGTGAGGCGGGTCTTTCTCAGGAGCAGGCTCAGAAGGTCTTGGATTCTTTAGCCCCGTCTGTAGCAACCAAACTCCGAGCTGACTTGGTTCGTCAAGCCGGTGAGTGGCTGAAGGCCTCAGAAGCTGATCCTGAATTTGGCGGAGCTGCTTTTGAAGCGAATAAAGGGATAGCAGTTGGTGCTTACCAAAAATTGGCAACTCCGGAACTTAGAGAGATTTTGAACAATTCCGGCCTTTGCAACCACCCTGAAGTCATTCGTCTGTTCTACCGCATCGGCAAGATGACTTCACAGGACTCCGGCGTTAAGGGTGCTCCGACACCACGAGACAACGGTTTTGCGGACATGTATCCGAATTCTCCGATGCGTTGGTAATTAACTTAAACAGGAGTGACAAATGGGCATTTTAAATACCTCTAATCCGACACTGGCAGATGTCGTTTCCCGTTTAGACGGAAATAAGAAGATTGATACGGAAATCATTGAAATGATGTCCGAAACCAATGAGATGCTTCAAGACCTGACCTCCATTGAGGCCAACGGTGTGACTGAGCATCTCACGACCGTGAGAACGGGTTTGCCTGAAGTTGCATGGCGTATGTTGAACTGGGGCGTCCAGCCGTCCAAGTCCACCACGGCGCAGGTCAAAGACTCGATCGGCATGCTTTCTGCTTTGTCCGAAATTGACAAGAAACTTGCCCAGATCAATGGTTGGTCCGGCATGTGGCGTCTGACAGAAGACTCTGCCTTTATCGAGGCAATGTCTCAGAAAGTACAGCGTGCAGTAATTTATGGTAACGACAAGACAGGTGTGGATCAGATCTTGGGTCTTGCTCCCCGTTATTGTTCCGGCGACCCGAAGAAGGCTGATAATGCTAAAAACATTATCGACGCAGGCGGCAAAGGCAATAAACTCACTTCTATTTGGCTTCTTTGCTGGTCTCCTCGCACACTCTTTACAACTTATCCGAAAGGCTCCCGCGCCGGTATCTCTCACCAAGACTTGGGCGAATATCTGACGACCGATGCCGAAGGAGGCAAATATGTCTGCTTGGGTACTAAGTACGACTGGGATCTCGGCCTCGTGCTTCGCGACTGGCGCTATGTAGTCCGTATCGCCAATATCGATCAGGAGTCTCTCACTGACGATCCGCAGAAAGACGGCGGTACAGATCTTATCCGTCTGCTGATGACTGCAAAGAACAAGCTTCCGAATTTCAATACCGGCCGCATCGCTTTCTACTGCAACCGGGAAGTTAGAAACGCTTTGGAAGCCCAGTGCATGAACCGCAAGAATGTTCAGCTTTCTTTGGATCAAGTCTCTCAGGAACATCCGGTTCTGAAGTATGCAGGCATCCCGATCCGCATTGTGGACGCTCTTACTCCAACTGAAAAACGTGTGCCGTTCCCCACAAAGACAACTGAGTCCGGCGGAGCTTCTCAGGAAGGAACCACTCAAGGCGGTCAGGGCGGGTCCTAAGCAACGAAATGGTTAATACAGGAGAAATTCGATGATTAAAGACGCATTCTTAATGCTTACACCGGATGCGGGACAGGCGCTCACGGCGGCCGCGGCATCTGCAAATACGCTTGATCTTTGTCAGGTCAAGCCGACTCCGGGGATGAACCGTATTCTCTCGGTTGTGTTTCAGGTGATGGAAGATGTCACAGGAACTCTGAGCTTTTCCATTGCACACTGCGACAGTGCTTCCGGCACTTTTAAGGACGTTGTTATTTCCGAGACCTTGACGGCGCCGGAAGCAGGCACACAAGTTGCGCTGCCTATTCCGGAGAAGACCCTTCAGTTTATTCAGGCCAAGTTCGGCGGGGCTCCGACAAAAGGCAAGGTAAGAGCATTTGTCTCTATGAGCCACGACAATTGGTTTGCGGCCAAAGAAGCGCCGTCCAAACAAATTGAATAAGTAACGATTGAGTCATTCTCCTTGAGGTTGTGGGTATTGGGCGCTCTTAGCAAGCGCCCTTTTTTAAAGGTACGGCTATGGCAAGCGAAGTCAGCATTTGTAATCTTGCACTTACTCGCGTCGGAGAAGCAGGATCTATTACGAGCATTAAGCCTCCGGAGGGCAGCGTGCATGCGAAAGTTTGTGCAGTACTCTATCCGGTCTCAGTCGGAATTCTCTTAGAAGCGCACGACTGGAGGTTTGCCACCAGACGAGCGGCACTGACTGAGATTCAAACAAAGGAGCCTCATGGCTGGAGAGGGCTCTTTGCATTGCCGAGCGACTGTCAAAGAGTTATCTCGGTACGTCCAAGCGCAATTCAGCGGGCCCCGTGGCCGCAGAATCCGCCTTTTGTTGTGGAGAGGTTTGACGGGTCTCCGGCGCTTTATACCGATTGCCCGACACCGGTTATTCAATACATTATGGCGGAGCCGGGTGTCGGTTCTTTTCCTCCTCTTTTCGTGGATGCTTTAGCTTGGCACTTGGCGCAAGCTTTAGCCGGTGCTTTGATTAAAGGTAAAGAGGGCGTGCAGATCACTGCTGCAATCACAACGAAGTACGAAAGGGCGCTGGCAGAAGCCATGAAAAAGGACGCAGGTCAGCACTATGAGCCGATCTGCCATGTAGCTCCTTGGATTGCCGTGAGGTAGTTATGGCGGTAAGAACCCTTCAATCATCTTTTACGGGAGAAGTCTCTCCCTCGATGTACGGTCGAATTGACAATGACAAGTACAAATCGGGTTTGGCCGTTTGCCGCAACTTTGTATGTTTACCTCAAGGGCCGGTTCAAAACCGCAGCGGCTTTGCTTTTGTGAGACAAACAAAGTATGCCGACAAACCGGCAAGACTCATCGCCTTTGAGTTCTCTTCTACCGATACGATGATTCTTGAATTCGGACATCAGTACATTCGGTTCCACTCTCGCGGCGGAACTCTTCTGAATGCCAACGGAACGCCTTACGAGATTTCTACACCCTATAGTTCCGACGATATCTTCGTGATTCACTACGCACAGTCGGCTGATGTCATGACGCTTGTGCACCCTCACTATCCCGTAAAGGAGCTTCGGAGGTACGGAGCTTACGACTGGCGATTGATTGACGTAACGTTTAGTGCGCCCTTGAGTCCTCCCGGGAACGTTTCTGTTGAATATGTTCCCAACGGGAATGAATCCGACAGTCGTTTTACTTATAAGTACAAGGTAACGGCCGTCCAAGATTCGGACGAAGGACAAAGGGAAAGCGCGCCAAGTGAGGCCGCCTCCGTTAGCTGTAACCTTTGGTGGGATAACGCGTTAAATCGAATCACCTGGTCGGCTGTTGCGGGCGCTGCACGCTACAGAGTATATAAGTCCACAGCCGGAGTTTTCGGTTATATCGGTGAAACAGAGGGGACGACTTTTGAGGATAACCGAGTTGACGCTGATGACGGGATTACTCCTCCGCGGTATGACGCGATGTTCGGAGAAGGAGACTATCCGAGCGCGGTAGCATACTTCGAGCAGCGCCGCTGCTTTGCAGGAACCGTTAAGCGTCCGCAGTTTGTGTGGATGACGCGTTCAGGCACAGAAACCGACATGGCCTATCACATCCCTGTGACAGATGATGACCGCATTAAATTTAAAATCGCCGCCCAGAAAGTTTCCCGCCTCAAGCATCTAGCTCCGTTATCTCAGCTCTTGGCCTTATCGGAAAGTGCCATCTTTAGATTGTCTCCGGCAAATTCGGATGTCATTACTCCGGAATCTGTCTCGGCAAAGCCTCAGGTCTATCAAGGAGCTTCAGAAGTACAGCCGCTTCTCATTCGATCAAATTTGATCTACGCCTCAGAGCGTGGAGGACACATTATCGAGATGGGCTACAACTGGCAGCAGGGAGGCTTTGCCGTAAACGATCTTTGCGTGTTTGCTCCGCATCTATTTGAGCGAGCGAGAGTAAAGGACATGGCACTTGCCTTGAGCCCGCATCCGATTATTTGGTGCGCTATGACAGACGGCACGCTGCTGGGGCTCACCTACATGCCCGAGCAAGCCGTGAGCGCTTGGCATCGACACGATACGATCAACGGAGCCTTTGAGTCTGTGGCTGTGGTCCCGGAAGGAGATGAGGATATTTTGTACGCTGTCGTGCGCAGAACGATTAACGGTGCGACAGTACGTTTCATAGAACGAATGCACGAGCGGCTCTATGACGGATTGGAAAACTGCTTCCACGTGGATGCGGGTTCAACCTACGAAGGGGAAGAAACTCAAACACTTTCGGGCCTCGATTATCTTGAGGGTTGTGAAGTGGCAATCCTTGCTGACGGTGCAGTGCTTCCTCGTGAAAAGGTCAAGAACGGACAAATTACGCTTGAAGTCCCGGCCAAGAAAATCCAAGTCGGGCTGCCCGTTATTTCAGAAATCCAAACACTCCCGCTTATTGTCAATCTTCAGGACGGCTCCTTCGGACGAGGTCATCAGAAAAATATCAATCGCGTTTGGATGCAGGTTTACCAGTCCAGCGGGATATTTGTTGGACCGAGTTTTGACGATCTTACTGAGGTGAAACAGAGATTGGACGAGCCTTATGGAGAACCTCCTGAGCCTTTGAGCACAGAGATTGATGTTCCTCTGCCTGGCTCATGGAACGCATCAGGACAACTTGTCCTTCGACAGAAAGACCCTTTGCCTCTCACGCTTGTAGGCATCACTTGCGATTTAGCACAGTAAAGGAATAAGTATGGCTTCTATAACGAATATGTCACCGGCACTTCGGGAACACATGGCTTCTGTCGGATGCGCTCCGGTGGGCCCTGACGGACTCGGAGTCCTCAACCCAATTCCGGAAAGTTCTTCAGCTCTGGGAAGCGGACTCAACGGAATCATGCTCGGAGCTTCCATCGGTCAGGCGATCGGAGGAATTTACTCTGCCTTTGTGGGTGCTAAGACCACTGCCTACGTGCGGAAAAAGCAGGCGGAAATTGCTCGGGACAATGCAGAAATTATGCGCATGGGCGCTGAGACTGCCTATCGCCAGGGTGAGCAGAAAGTCGCCCAGATCACCCGTAGAGCCGGTCAGCTCAAAGGAGCGCAAAGAGCACGCTACGCCGCCAACGGAGTTGCGCTTGGCGTAGGCAATGTGGCTGAAGTTGCAACTAATACTGACCTTGATAAAGAAATGGATGTTTGGACGGCTAAGTTCAACGCAATGCAAGCCGCTTGGGGTTACAACCGCAAGTCTCTTGAGTACGGGGCACAAAGCGGAGCGCTCAGAACCATGAGTGGGGCTAACAACTCTTTGGCTCCGGTTGCGGCCCTAGGAGCAGGACTCAGCGGGGCAACTCAGGTAGCAAGCAACTGGTACATGTACAACGGTAAATTCGGATTAGGCCTTGGGAGATAAGGATGGCAAAAGTTCCTACATACGGCGGTCCTCAGCTTTTGATGAACAACCAGCCCGTGACGATGGGCTTTACCAATTATGCGGATCAAGTCATCAAGCCTAAGGTTGATTTCAATCCCGCACTGCGTCTTGCGGCAAAGTTTAAGGCCGAGCAGGACAACGTCCGCGTTGACGATGCGCTTACGGATTTAAAGCGCTACATGATCCAAAAGGAGTTTGGCGAGGATGGTAAGAATGACGGCTGGAGAAGCCTGAAGGAAAAAGCCGCATTGGAAAGAGATGAGAACGGCTTAGGGCTTGCGGATCGGGTCGATAAAGACGCACGTCGTTACGGAGGAGAGATTGCCAAGTCCTTAACGCCTGAACAGCAACAACTCTTTAACAGAAAGGCACTGTACCTCTACAACGGCAATTACGACCAAGTCATGGGTCATGCTTTTCAGCAGCAACAGCAGTATCAAAAAAGCTCGATCGATAACAGAATTGCTTTGGCTCAAAGAGCGGCCGGGCTCTACGCGGACAACCCTGGAATGCTGGGGGCTCAGATTGAAGACATCACGGTTGCAACGAAAGAAGCGGCCCGCATAGGAGGCTGGAGCGAACAGGAGGTTATCGTAAAAACAAACGAGGAAACTTCCAAGGCCGTAGGCAACGCTCTGGACACACTCCTTTTCCAAGCTCAAAAGAATCCGGCAGTGGCGGAGCAGGCCTCAGGGCTTCTTCGCACCTATGCGCCTCACATGACACCTGAGACCGTAAGACAGTATGGTGAGAAAATCCGAGCTGCTTCTCAGGGTTATCAAATTGATCAGGTGGTACAAAGAGATAGGGAGAGAAACGAGAATACGCCCGAGACTTTGGTTGCCTCTGCTTTAGCCGGTCCCGTAACAGAAGAAAAAATTCAAGGACTCGGAGTCAAATTCGGAACCGGTTTCATATCGGGCCAAGAGTCTGCCAATCGTCAGTTCAAGCAAGTGCCTCGCAGAGACGCCAACGGCAAGATTGAAAAAGATGATAAAGGCAACGTCATTTATGATGATGAGGTTTTGATCGGTCGGTACTCGGACGGAAAGACTCCTAAGGATCCCAGAAACTTTTGCTATGGAAAATTCCAAGTAAGTGCGGATGCGGCCTACGAAGCTTCTCAATCTCTAGGCGATAAGCTTACAAGAGCTCAGGTACAAGAGAAGATCAAATACGATCCGGCCTTTAACGAGCGTATCGGGGTCAAGATTATTACCGACCATATCCGTTTCTACGATGGTGATTTACTGAAAGCCGCAGGTGCTTATAACGCCGGTAGAGGTAATGTGAATCTTGCGGTCAGTATGGATAAAGAAAACGGCGGAGACGGCTCAGGCTGGAGGAAATACTTCGGCACGGAAGAGCACAGAGCTCGAGCAAGAAAATTAGGCTATAGAGCTTTGGCCAGAAAGGATGCTGTTGCCTACGTGAACAAAGCGGCCTCGTGGGTGCAGAAAGAATTCGGAGGTGTTGCGCACAGCAGTGATGGCAGAGAAATCGCTCCGGGCGACCCGAGATACTTTCAGGCTCTTCGGAGAACCCGTACTCGAAAAGAGTTGGAAAACGCCGCGTTAGCGGACGGTTCGCCCGTATCGGTTGAAGCTCGGGATAATCCCGAAACTCGGGAAAAGATCGTAAACGCTTTAGCGATTGCTCAGCAGAGAGACAACGAAGATTATGTCCTGATGCAAACCAATCTCTTAAATGACGGCGTAAATATTCTTGCCGAAACCCGAGGTGATTTACAGGACACACGACTGCTTCAGCTCCTGCCGCAAATGAATCCGAGAACGCAGGCTGAGCTTCGGACATGGGCCCAAAAACTTCAAGTGGGTGACACGAGCGGCGATAAGGAACTCTTTGAGCACTATAACGTGCGCCCGCAAGAACTCTTTAATCTGAGCCGCGAGCAGTTAAACGGCATGAGGATTCGGCTCTCTCCTACGCAATGGGATACGCTGGAGACTCAATGGGTGAAAATGCATGAACTGGAAGGAGCCTCACAAGATAAGTCTTCTCAGGCAAGGATGGTGTCAGCCTCCGGACAAAGTCTGCCTGAGTATCAGACCGCTAAGATCGAAAACATTAAATCGTACTTGAGGACCACTAGCGGGAAGTTTAAGGACTTAGGGGAGGAACAGGCCGGAGCCTTGCTCTCCGAGCTTCAAAAGGCTATTAACGTTGAGCAGACCAAGCTTCAGCGGGAGCTGACTGAGGAAGAGAGAAACACCTTTATTAAAAGTCTTATGGCTTGCCGCTTCGATATAGAGGGCTTCATTTTTGACAGCCAAAAGGGGCTCATGGAGCTAAAGGCCGGAGACACTCCAAACCACGGAAACTTGGATGCCTACAACCAGCTCAAGCAATACGCTACCCAGAGAATCAAGGCGATGGGGTTGGACAGAGAGGCTACCGACGGAGAGGTGCAGGAAGCGCTCTACCACATCATGATCAGCCGTAATCCCGACTGGTTTGTTTCTATGAATGGGAAGGTGCCTCAGCAGTATGCGGAAGCCATTATGCAGAGCAATCCCGGCAAACGCTTTTCCAACGCTCAGCTTTTCAAAGAATATCTGACGCTTCGGATGAAAGGGATAGCCCTTGAAGCCAGCAGACCGAACTATGCAGTACAAGGAGATTTCTAATGCCGTCGAATACATTGAAGGACTATTACGCAGATAAGAACCGTACGGAAGCCTTGGAGAGCTTAGCCTCGGCAATGGCCTCTAAGGAAAGCCCTGAAGAGACGGCGGCGCGATTAAAAAAGGCTCGGGACTTTGACGTTGAGCCGCAGATGGCTGATGGTCTGACGCCCGCTGAAGTGGACAACTTCTACGCTCAGGATGCATTAAAAGAAGCGACGCCTGTGTATCTCAGAAAAGCCGGAGAGGTTGATTTTGCAAATTTAACCAAAGATGATTTGCCTACCACGTATTCCCTTGAGACTCTGTGGTGGAAGATCATGGGAGCACCTGCAAAAGCTGTCGGAGCTTTTTCGACGCTAAGAAACTCAACAGCTCGAGGCGGATATAACCTCGCAAACGCTATGCCGATTTTCGGTAACGTGGCCAAGGCAGAAAGAATTCGCTCTCAGCTTCTTGAACTTGAGAACACCGAGAAGCAATTGGCGCAAGGTGTAAGCGCAGAAGAGCTGTTCGGCTCGGAAGATGATCCGACGGGAGAAGCACATCGCGTGGCTTTTGAGCACGGTCTTCCGGCCCTTCGTACCCAACTTCAGGAGGAACTTTCTCAGGTACTAAAAGATACTGCTTGGAACAATTCGCAGAGCGGATTGTATCCGCACAATGAGGCCTCTCAAAAACTCTCGGAGGCAAAGACAGCAGGTGAAGCGATTGAACTTATTCTTTCAAACCCATCTGTCATTGCAGATATCGGCCCTGAGTCTTTGGTTCAATACGCACCCATGCTGCCTATCCTGGCGGCCTCCTCCTTTGCCGGACCCGCGGCTCCGGCTCTTATGGGAGCTCTTTCAGGTTCCTATTCATATGGGCTGGACAAGGCTTCCGGCATGCTGAGCGGAATGGGAGAGAACTCCGTTGACGTACAAAGCGGAGCCTCGATTTTTAAGTTCATGACTGATCCGAAGCTTAGAGGTTTGTATGAGAACGTAGAAGGAGAGTCGGAACGTCATGCCGCCGGAGTTGCTCTTTTCGACGGACTAAGTGCAGGGCTTGCAGGAAAGCTTGCTTTGCCCGCTTTTGTTAAGAGCAGAATCTCCTCTCCTTTTGCTAAGGAGATGGCAAATCTGGCAGTCCAGACCCCGATCCAAGGCGCCATGGGCTCAGCCGGTGAGGCAAGCGGACAGTTGCTCGCCAAAGGCGAAATCACGAATTGGGGCGACGTGGTAGCGGAATTTGCCGGAGAAGGTTTTACTGCTCCGATTGAAGTATTGTCTGCGGGAGCAAAACGCCTTAAAGGTGCCTCCATGGAACGAGCTATGGCAGAGGCTAACGCCGAAGCATTTAAGAGACTGGGAGAGTTTGCGCAGGCTTCTAAGCTTATTGCTCGCGACCCTCAGACAGCGTCTGAATATATTGAGGCCGTGGCAGAAGACGCTGCGCCTGATAAACGAAACGTGCTCCTTGACGGACAATCTTTGCATCAGGAAGGCTTAGACACTCGGTTAATAGAACTGCTTCCCGAACGAGCAGAAGAGATTACGAAGGCCGTTCAGGAAGGCTCTGAGATTGCAATCCCTGTAGGAGAGTTCACTACCAAAGTGGCAACTTCCGAACTGAACCAATCTTTGGCGGAACTTGTCCGAGTGGAAGGACAGATGTCTTTACATCAGGCGCGTGAGGTGCAGGATGAGATCACTGAGCTTGCCGCCGCAGAGGCTGAAACGGCGCTGAAAAAAGATGACTCGGAATTCAGAGAATCCTCTAAGCGTGTCGGTAAGGACATTGCTTCCCTTATGGAGAACTCGGGAGCTACGAAGGCTGAGCAAGGAGCGATTACCACCGTGTTAAGTACGCTCGTCAACAATCTTGCACGAGATCTAGGCACATTGCCTGAGGCGGTTTGGGCAGAATACGGCTTAAAGAGAGTTCTCGACGGAAGCGCTCAAGTTCAAGGGGATTCTTTACATATGCCGATACCCGAAGAGTTTGGTCCGGTATTTACAGGTTTCGAAAGAAAGCCGCAAAAAGCGGTAACAAAGCTTCTGAAAGAAAAGACAGGATGCTGTCCCGGAGTTTTCTACCACAAGGAGGTAGGCCCTATCGGTTTGGCCTATGGGAAGACTATAGAAGGGGATTCGCAAGATAGGGGCGGGTATGGTTTGGCCCATATGGAGAAAAAGCACCCAAACGTGTGGAAAACTCTTCAGAAGGATCTGGAAGAGGGAGAAGTCTTGGGAGGACCCGAAGCCGTCAAATATTTAGAAAGAGTAAGGGTGGTTAATGGCTCACATGTAATTTCTCTTTCAACCACATGGGGAAGAGATAGAGGATCAGGAACCTGGTTGGTTACGGGGTTCGACACTCTAGAAACAATGATGGATACGGAGGCCAAGGAGTATCTTTTTAACCTGGGGAAGAGGGTAGAGAAGGAGATAAAGACAGCTAGAAAAAGAATTAGCACCGATCCCGCCACCCTTGTGGCCCCTGACGGGAATAACGGGACGGGGGTTCTGCCGTCCAACGGTGCTAAAACAAGTTTATCACAGGAGAATATGGGTGACTACTTCCCGGACTCCAAGACGATCGTTCGATGGTTCAGTGCAGACCAGTCCACACTCCTGCACGAAAGCGGCCACTTCTACCTGGACATGCTGATTGATGTCAGTAAGAAGCTTCAGGCAAAAGGCGAACTTTCCGCAGGAGAAAAACGAGTTTTAGATAGAACCCTGGCAACACTCAAATGGCTGGGGGTTGATTCGCTGACCGCTTGGGAAAAGCTTTCCTTTGAAGAACGTCGACCGATGCATGAAAAATTTGCACGGCATTTTGAGGCCTATCTCTTTGAAGGCAATGCTCCGACAAAAGGGCTTCGCTCAGTCTTCCGTCGGTTCGCACAGTGGCTGCGCTCAATCTATACCGTGGTGTCCAATATCCCGGGTGTTCAGATGAGTGACGATGTACGAGCACTTTTCGACCAGTTGTTCATTTCCACTGAGCAAGTGCAAGAAGCCCGCTACCGCAGAAGCATGTTCAAAATGTTTAATAGCTTCGCCGAATCGGGTTTTACCGAAGAAGCATGGCTGAACTATGTTGAACAGTATCGTGAGACAGACGCAGAGGCGATTGAATACATGCGTGCCCGCGGCATGCGTGATATGGCCTATATCGCAAACCTCCGAGGAAAAACGCTTGATGCACTTCGTAAAAAATCCGAAGGCGAGCGTAAGCGGATTGAGTCGGGGATTCGTTCCGATTTATCTAAGACACCCATCTATGAAGTGTGGGATTTTTTAAAGAACGGTAAGCATGAAAACGGCAAAGATATAGCCGTCAAACTTACGCCAAGTGAATTAAAGAGCGTGGGAGTGGACGAGGCCGGGATCAAGCGTCTTGCAGAAAAAGGCCTTGTTGGGACAGACGGAGAGCATCAATTCGGAGAGCAGGTTGCGCAGAGCTACGGATATCAATGCTTGGCGGAAATGGCTGACGCTTTATTGAACGCTCCTACGTTGGAAGAGGCTGTCCAAGCGGCAACTCAGGAAAGAATGTACGCGGAGCACGCCGAGCTCGCAACTGAAGAGGAAATCCAGAGAACAGCCGATGAGGCAATTTTCAATCCGAGTTTAAAGCGGCTTCTAGCCACAGAAATTTCTGCCATGGAGAAAGCCGCGCCGGGGAGACTCGATCTCGACATTTTCGAGAAGATGGCAGAGCAGGAAATCCTCAGCCTAAGAGTGAAGGATATTGATCCGAAAAAGTTCAGAACGGCAGCGGGCCTTCGTGCTAAAGAGGCCCGGCGTTTGCTAAAGCAGGGAGACATCAAAGGCGCTATTCGTGCTAAGCGGCAGGAACTCTACCAAACTTGCCTTGCGATAGAGGCGAAAAAGGCTGTCGAGGCATGGAAGAAAGATGTCAAATTCTTTAAGAAGCTTGTTGGTAAGAATCAGATTGAAGGGTTGTCTACGGATTACCTCGTTACGATCCAGCGTCTTCTTGAGAACATGGGAATTACAACATCGCGTCAGCTCGGAGAGGGTCATCAGCTGAGTCTGCGTGAGTTTTTGGAGTCTCTCTTTAACCAAGAAAAGACGGTGCCTCCGATTGACCCAAGCCTCGAACAACGCTTGATCAACCACCGCATGTTGTACGCCGCCAATAAAAAGCCTTTTGAGGAAATGACAAGGGCACTTCAAAAGGAGGCAGCTCTGGCTGTCAGAGACCTTTACCGGGCAGGACGAAAAGAACAGCAGATTTTAGACGGAGAGCAGGCACGCGAACTCAGTACAGTTGTAGATGAGCTAACCGGCTCGATCGTTCAACAGGCGCAGTCTCGCGGCAGAAAGGCTTCCAGAAAAATGGAAGAGACCGGACTCTTGGTTCGCTTTAAAGAACAGCTGGAACGTATCGGATTGGCACACGCGAGAATTCCGTCCCTTCTTGCGGCGATGGAAGGTACGAGGTTCGGGAAATTTTTTGACTACGTTGTCTCCAGAGCGGATTCCTGCGGGACTAAAGAAGTACAGTTGAAAAACGAATATGCTGAAAAACTTTTTTCTGCAACACGTTCTCTTCGAACAACAAGAAAAGACAGAGTGAAACGGCACTTTAAGTCGGTAGATGCCTACCTTACACAGGAACAGGTGAGGGCAATCGCTTTAAACGCCGGTAATAAAGAAAACTTACAGAGGCTTATTGACGGCTCGCAGAGTGCTCCATGGTCAGGTGGAAAGACATGGACAAAGGAGCAGATTTTCTCTCTAATAGGGGAGGCACTAAGCGCAGAAGAACTTGCTTCTGTGCAGAAAGTTTGGGATGTCTTTAATGAACTTTGGCCGCAGATTGCTGAGAAGGAACGCAGAGTCTACGGAAGAGTTCCGGTAAGAGTAGAGCCGCAGGCTTTAACTGTTACTTTGGCAGACGGTCAGGAGGTTACGCTAAAAGGCGGTTACTATCCGATTCAGTACGATAAAAAGGCGTCCTTCCAAGCTCAGGATCAGGATGATATTCAGGCCGCCAAAGAGCTTATGGACGGTGCTCACTCAAGCCGAACTGCAAGAAGAGGTTTTTTAGAAAAGCGCCTGGCACACGTCTACGATCGCCCACTCACGCTAACTATGAGAGCTGCGTTTGAAGGGTTGGATGCAGAAATTCATGAGCTCTGCTGGCAGGAGTGGCTGGCAGATACCAATAAAATCTTCAGGCAAAAGAAACTCAGAGAGACTATCCGAGACTATTGGGGTGTAGAGGCAGAAGGAGCAATCCGAAAATGGATTGAAGATATTGCAACCGGAACATCAGCTCAAAAATCGATGGGTGATGGAATCGCCGCACTTCTTAGGGCGAATGTATCTCTAGTTGGTATTGGATTTAATGTCGTAACAGCGTTGATCCAGCCAATCGGAATGCTTCAAACCGTGACGATCTTAGGGCCGCAGTGGTCCGCAAAGGGGATCGGCGAATTCATGCTCAATCCCTATGGCAAGTGGAAAGAAGTCTGCGGCAAGAGTCAGGCAATGGCCGACAGAAGCAGAACTCGGTTTCGTGAGCTTACCGAAATTCAAGCCCTTGTGAATGGGACAAACGGGGCGCTCAAAGATAAGTTTATGCGAAGTGCTTATATGCCAATCGTATTTATGCAGGCCTTAGTGGATGTTCCCACTTGGTTAGGCGCATACAACAAGGCGCTTGCAGAAGGCAATACAGAGGCCAGAGCCGTTGCCATCGCTGACAGAACCGTCACGGATGCTCAGGGCGGCGGTCGTACGCAAGACTTATCCGGCATTGAGCGCGGCGGAGAGTGGGCAAAACTTTTCACGGTTTTCTACACGTTCTTCAACACGGCTTTAAACATAGCTATGGTGACCGGCCACACTCAGAAAGGCATGAAGCGGGCGCTTAATCTGCTCACTCTTTTAGCCTTCCAACCAATCATCGAGACCTTTGTTCGAGAGGGACTTAAAGCCGCGGTAAGCGGTGACGACGATGATGACTGGCTGAAGAAGACTTCTATCAAAGCCGGCGGCAGTGTAGTTAACTTTAACCTTGGCCTGCTTGTAGGCCTTCGCGAAGTGGCTGAGCTTGGTCAAGCACTTTCAGAGGGCGAGGCGCCTCGGAGTTACAGCGGTACGGGAGGCACTCGAAAGATTGCTGATTTAGTCCGCCTTGGCCAAGCCGTTTCAAAAGACGACTGGGACGAGAATACTTTGAAGGCTGCCATCACCGTTCTCGGGGAGTGGTCGCCGATTCCTATTCCAGTGGTTCCGATCAACCGAGCAATCAGCGGAAAGAAAGCGATGGAAGAAGGAAAAACAGAAAATCCGTTGGCTGTTTTTCTTGGATATTCAAACTATTAGAGCTGTCTACATAACGAAGAATTTCTGCCTGACAATAGCTGAAACTTCGGAGTTATAGTGTGACGATCTCAAAGGAACTGAGGGCTACAAGCATCCTGAAAGGAAATGGTGTAAGTACTGAATTTCCTTTCACTTTCAAGGTATTTAACGCCCAGACCGATATTGCCGTTTTCCGCTCGGACAGCGTGGACAGCCTTTCAGAGGAGCAGGTAAGCCGAGACGCTTACGCTGTTACTCTGAACGCTGACCAAGAGAATAATCCCGGAGGCGTGGTTGTATTTTCCGAGGCTCCTAAAAGCGGAACAGTCTTTGTCATTCAATCCTCTATTCCTATTTTGCAAGGAACGTCGATAACAAATCACGATCGTTTTCTGCCGGAAGTTTTAAACGAGGTCCATGACAAACTGACAGCACTTGTGCAACAGCTCGCCTACTTGCTAGGGAGATGTCTTGTCGTACCCTCCACTTCTGAGAAAACCCCTCAAGAGGTGATGACTGACCTTTTGGATGTGGCGGAAAAAGCAGCCGATTATGCTCAACGCGCAGAGACCATCTACAACGAGGTTGTTTCTACCGGCTTATACGTCTCGTCTACCGGCTTATACGTCTCGTCTACCTGGCAGGAAATCCAAGAGACTAAGGCTCAAATCGATATTCATAAAGCGGCTATTGACGCTGCCGTTGCTCGAGCGGAAGTTATTCTCGCCCGCAACGAGGTCATCGGAGCAGAGGTGGATGCTTTAGTTCCGCATCTTCCTGATTTGCAAATCAATCGACAGCACATCGATGATATCCATCGTGTTGGTTCCGACCTAAGAGGGTTTGAGACAGAAACACTTGACCTTGGATCAATTACAGATACAGATATTGACGGCGAGACCAAAGTCGAAGACGGGTATATCAAGAAAGTTGCCGACCATATTGATGACTGTATTCACCCGGTTGGAGACAATATTGAAAAGGTTAAGGCTGTAAACGCAAACCTGACTGATGTAAAGACTGTAGCAGCGGACTTATCCTCTGAACCTAGCAACATAAAAAAAGTCGCACAAGCTACCGACGACATCACTGCGCTTAGCCCTAAGGTTGAGGCAATTCAAACTGTAGCTGAGAACTTAGAAGCGGTGGAAAGTGCGGCCTCTGTTGCAACAAACTTGGAATCTATCAAGCAGACGGTTCTTCAGTCCAATGCTGAAGCTGGCTTCTCTTTCCGATACATGGTCGAGGCCTCCGCTGGAATGACGGTGCCTAAGGAAGCAATATCTCCATCGGTCAACATCAAGGTCGGAGACCACGTTGTAAATCGGATAGGGGATTACTTCGGGATTACGGCCGTTACTGAAACTACGGCAACTCTGTCGCCGAAACAAGGAAGTTTTAAAGGCGAAAAGGGTGATAAAGGAGACGGTATTCAACCTGATGCTGTGGTAGTGGATGCAGAAAGTCTCCCGGCTGAGGGAACTGTTGGTCAGCTTGTCTTAGCCGGAATGAATCTCTATACATGGGTTGCAGCAACCGATACAGAAGAAGCTCACTGGGAAAATATGGGAGAACTAGTCGGGCCGAAGGGAGATACCGGACCGACTCCGGAAATTTCCGTCGAAGCTACGTCGTTATCTGAAGGTGCATCAGCAACCGTTACTAAGACAGGTACATCCGAGGCCCCGGTCTTTACTTTCGGAATTCCCAAGGGGGATACGGGAAGTAAAGGAGATACCGGAACAACACCTGAAATCTCTATCTCGATACAGATGTTGGATGCGAACTCAGAGCCTTCCGTTGAAAAAACCGGAACGGACGAAGCACCGAGTTTCCTTTTAAAAATCCCGCGAGGTTTAACCGGAGCGACAGGCACGATGCCTGACACCGTTGACTTAGGAGGGCTGAGCTAATGCCTCTGAAGATTATTCAGTTTCGCGGAGGAACGGTTGTAGAGCATGAGATGTTCGTCGGCCATGATCGGGAGATCACTGTAAATACAACCAACAATCGAATCCGAGTCCACGATGGTGCGACACCCGGCGGCCACGAGTTGGCAAAGGAGTCGGACGTTCCTACCAATACAAACCAGTTGGAAAACGACGTCTACCGATCAAGCGGAAACCTGACAAAACTTTCTCAGCTAACACCGGATGTCCAGTATCTCAAACAGGCCGAGTTAACCAAGCTCAGTCAGCTTCAAAACGACAAAGGTTATATCGCAGGACACTGTACTTACTGCACACACTGCGGCCACTGTACGCACTGCTCTTAAAGGTAAAGCAAAATGGCAAAAGTAATCCAATGGAAGCATGGCTCAAGTGAAGATAGTGCAGTCTTCACCGGCGCTCTCAAGGAGATCACGATCGACGATGATCTCCACACCATTCGTCTTCATGATGGTGAGACGCCCGGAGGTGCCCTCTTGGCGCGCGTGGCCGAGGTACCGACAAAGTTATCTCAGCTGGTAGACGACTTAAGCGTTTGGCGCTCAGACGAGCTGACCAAACTATCTCAGCTTACAAACGACAAAGGCTTTTGGGCGTCCGGTGCTCTGACAAAAGTCAGCCAGCTGCAAAATGACAGCGGCTTTCTCACCGGGCATTGCACCTACTGCACGCACTGTACATATTGCCAACAGTGCTCCAATTGTCATAACTGTACGACCATAAACTGCACAACTATCAACTGTACGACGGTGAACTGCACGACGATTCAGTGCTCAGTTTATAGCTACTGCACCAAGTGCAACTGCGATTGCACAGACGACAGTTGCTTTGTCTCAGGAAAATTGGAGACAAGCAAGGGCCTAATAGATGTTCACAACATTCTGATCGGAGACGAAATCATTGATTGGTTGGGAAAGCCGGTTAAGGTAGTAGGCGTCAGCCATGGGCACTTAGGCTCTAGACGAGCAATCCAAATGAAGGGCCGCGGAAAGAATCGGGTTACCGACGATCACCCGATGGTGATGTTCAGGACGAAACGCAGAAGTTACAAGCTCTGCGCCTGTATTAACAGTAAGTTTGATCCGAACAAAATCATTCTTGCAGACAACGGAGTCAGAGGCAGGTACTCGGAGGAGCACGACTATTGTGGTTGGTTCATTCCATCGATTGCAATGCCTGCGGATACTCCAACAGTATGTCCGATCGCAGAGAGAGAAGCCATTGTCAAATTCGGGAATGGATATGTCCTTGTTCCCGGGAGACTTTCATGACAACCAGAACAATTTTGTTCCGTGGAGGGACAACGACTGAGCATGAGACCTTTGTCGGAGCCGAACGAGAAATTACAGTCGATACAACCAAAAAGACGCTTGTAGTTCACGATGGAACGACGGGACACCCGGTGGCTAGAAAAAGCGGCTTGCCGACAAAACTCTCTGATTTGACTGAGGGTATAGGGCTGTGGAAGAAAAGCGTTTTGACTAAAGTCAGTCAGCTTACGGACGACGTCGGCTATTGGGCCAATCTGACAAAGGTGAGCCAGTTACAAAACGACCTCAACTGGAAGACGGGACATTGCACTTACTGCACGCATTGTACCTATTGCACCCAGTGCTCTAGATGCAACAACGTTCATTGTTACCAAGTGCAATGCACTCAAGTTCAGTGCGGTCAAGTTAAGTGCAACAAGTGCACGATCACAAGCAACTGCCACGGGCCGAACTGTTCAAACCTAAACAAACCGATTTATACGAACTGCGAATCCAGTAATTGTGACTGCGGGGATGACGGAATGTAGGTCCAGGAGATAAGACATGGGATATAAACGACACGTAGTAACAAGCACCTTACCTTACGATCATTTTTCCATCGCAATAGATGAAACTAGGGCGGCTTTTCGAGTACTGGACAAAAAAATCTTTTTTGAGGTACCGGAAGATACACCGGCTTCTCCGATTGAAGAGCTGACCACAACTCAGAAACTTGGTGAAAGAGGCTACACGGGAAAAGCGAATAGGTTTTATCAAATCAATGGTGAAGACTATTGCATTCTTGCGGAGATTATCATCGATAAAACAGTACCGGAATTCCAAAAACTTTGGGTTCCCGGAGCTCATTTTGTCACTTGGCTGAACAATAACCGACTTCATGCAATCATCAAGGGAGCATTGACCTACTTCGACTGTCGAAACACAGCAGAATACGTTCGGCATGAGGGCGGGATGTGGGCCTTTGATCTTTGGGTTAGAGACCCGAATGCGCCCCTGACAGAATGTGCCCGCTCTATTACGACCACGGAAGACACGACTGTAATTAGCAACCTTGAAGACCTGGGTGAAGTTTGGACAGCCGCCGACGTGATGACCGGGACCACCTCCAAGTGGCTGAATCTTGAGTACAGTCTTACTCCTTCTTCCGAGACGGTGGCGCCGGATGGCTGGGTTGATTTCACACTTACACTTAAGGACGGTAAGACTCACGCAGTCGCAACAGACGTGACATGGGACGGCTACATCGTAGAGGCTGTTGATGGTTACGCACCTCATAAGCGCGTTGCGGTCACAAACGGAGTGGGACATTTCCGAGCCTGCGCCTTAGGTCTTCAGGCCGGTGAAACGATGCGAATCAAGATTAACCATCGGTTTTACACCTCCAGGGCCGAGGCTACGGTTCAGGTGGTCTCTGATGATTAAGTACGTCAACCTCTTGATCGGGAGCGCATGCAACATGAAGTGCAGGTACTGTCTCCAGACCAATGAGAAGTCTCCTGCAGATCACAAGGCCGACCCGGTTGAATTCGCACATAAATTGGCGGATTACCTTAAGGGTGATCGCATAGAGCGGATCGCCTATTGGGGCGGAGAGCCGATGCTCTATTGGGAGAGAATTAAGGCTCTGCATGGTACCCTTAAAAATGAGGGTGCCAGCCCTGAACAGTCCACCGTTACGACAAACGGACGCTCTCTGACTGACGATTACGTCGAGTACGCTAATGCCAATCGGGATATTTTTACCGTGGTCTCTTGGCACGACGGTAACTTTACCGACGAGCAGTTAAGCCGTATTTTTCGATTGAAAGAGTTTTCGATTTCCTTGCTGATTCACCACTATCAAACAGATATGTGGGGTGCGAGAGACCTCTTTTACAGCTTGCAGGAAAAATACGGTCGCTATCCGAAAGTCGCAGTGCACTTCTTACGAGCCAATGACGGGTGCCGCAGTGACTACTACATGACACGAGAGGACGTGGATGCCTTCTGCAAGCACTTGGAAACTGTCATTGAGATGGCACGTATCGGTGACCCATGGGCCGCTTGGCAGTGTTCTCAGCTTCTCTACCATAGAAACAAAGTGAAGTCCCGTGTAGGGCCCATGTGCGTACGAGACGAACTGCTGAGCATTGACCTGCATGGGAACGTCTACGCCTGTCACCACAACTACGACGCATCCAACATCACGGGAAACATCTTTAAGAAGATCATCCCGATCAAAGCCGTTGCTCAGCTTTCGCCGAGACGTTTCTACGCCAGCGTCGAATGTCAAAACTGCGAAGCTTTAGATGAGTGCAGAGGCGGCTGCTACACCTCCAATACCCACGACATCGATTGCTACTTCGCAAAGAAAAGGTTTGCCCTTTACCACGCCATGGAGAAATTATTTCAATGAAGCTTGCTTTACACTGCAAAACCCACGAGGGTAAAAACGAAACTTGGGTCTATGACAATGTTCTAAACGAGATCTACGACGGGGACGGAAAGCTCGTTGACCTGGCCGAGGACGAGAGATTAAAAGCCTATGCCATGCTCAAGGAGCAGGAAGGAAAATCTGGCTACTCTAACTCTAAAAGTAAAGACCTTTGGGACCTGCGCATCCAGTTGGGTCTAAAGTGCAACATGAGCTGTAAGTACTGCGCTCAAAGCGATAGAGAAAATGAACGCTGGGTGTCTTCACCTAAAGACGTTCCCGCATTTATCGAGAAGCTCAGAGCTTCAGGAATAAAAGTTCACGGCGTCATTGAGCTTTGGGGCGGCGAGCCTTTTGTCTATTGGAAAACACTGCAAAAGCTAGTGCCGGAACTGCGAAAACTTTATCCGAAAGTTCGTTTTGCCGTCATTACCAATGGCACGTTAATCGATGAAGAGAAAATCGCTTTTTGTGAAACCTATGGGATAAGCCTGACGTTCTCGCACGATGGACAGGGGTACCGTCTGCGTGGAGTCGACCCGCTGGACGACCCGAAGATGGTAGACATGTGGCGCCTTGCATTTTCTAAACTGCCATGCTCAATCAACTGCGTTTTGTCTCCTGCTAACACCGATGTGGATGCCATTGCCGATTTCTTTAAAGTCAAACTCGGAGATATCCACTTGAACTTTGAAGGCATTATGACGCATGTCGGAGTTCAGGACTCTGAGCTCATGTTCACTGATGAGCAGATGCTCGCACTGCAGAAGAACATCTTTAAGGCTTTAACCCGGGAAGGCTGGGATAAGTTCCCCGCACTTACTGGTGAATGCGATCGTTTGCTGAAAGCCTTAGTCAAAAGAAAGAGACTCGACGAGCGTGCGGTCAAATGCATGATGAATCAGGAAAATAATGCGGCAGTCAACCTCAAAGGAGACTTCCTTTCCTGCCACGATCATTGCACGGAAGAAGGCTGCGTGGGGGATATTCTGTCCCCGGAGAAGGTCGATCTTTCTAAACACTTCAAGCCTTGGAGCACAAGGGAGAAGTGCAGAAAATGTTTAGTCCTTCCAATGTGCAGAGGAGCGTGTCCGCAGATAGAAGGGCTGGCAAGAACCCTTACTTGCAAGAATGAATTCGCCTACCACTTCGCTGTCTTTCAAGCGGTCTTTTGGCTCCTCTTCGGTCTAAGGCTGGAGAGCTATGAGCCCATAGGGGATCCGCATGATTAAACATACAGACCTTATAAACACTCTCATCGCCTGCGTTGGTGGGCTCGGTTTAATCGCTGGGCTTCTTCGCTACGTCGATGACTGGAGAGAACAACGCAAGGAGAAACCGATTGAGTTCTCTGCGCTTGAAGCAATCTGGGAGGCATTGTCTGGAGGCGTGACTGCTATCGGGGTTTTCTGGATCCTCGAAGGCTACGGCGTCAATGAGCTGGCCGCAGTCGGAATCTCTTTCATGGCTGCCTACCTTGGCGTCAGGATCATCGCTTATTACATCAAAAAATTTTTAGACAATAGGCTAGGAGCTAAATCATGAGTGTCTTTTTAAATGAATGGGCAATACGCCTATGCAGGTCAGCGGCTATCGCCATCGCAATCTGCTTCGGCTTTCTTCTAGGGTGGTATTACTGCGAGCGCAACGTGATATTTGACGATATCAAACGAGGAATATGGGCTAACGAGCAAGCCATTCAGAACAATACAAAACTCATTCACGAACTCTATAAGAAGCACGAGGAGGCGGAGCATAAATGAGAAAACAAAATTTAATGCTGTTTCCACCTGAGATCGCCGCCGAGTTTGTAGCTGAACAAGAAGGGTTTGAACCAATGGCCTACAAGTGCCCCACGGGCCATTGGACAATCGGATTCGGCCATGCCCGGAATGTTCACGAGGGTGACATCGTTACTCGGAGAGAAGCCTACGACCTTTTAGATCGAGACCTCCAACGCACCCAGGAGGAGCTTGCAACGCTTATCCATATCGACATCAACGAGAATCAGTTCATTGCCCTAATGAGCTTTGTCTACAACTTCGGTCTGACGAAGTGCCGGACCTACAGGTTATTCGGAATGATTAACCGAGGCGAGTGGGAGAATGTCCGGACGTGGTGGCCGAAGTATTGCAACCCGGATGATCCGGTGGTCACGAAAGGCCTGAGAGATCGGAGGATGAGAGAATTGGATTTATTCTTTTCTTGAAAATTAAAACCGCTCGGTGCGGGAACACTGAGCGGCCTTTAACAATCTTTATGGAGCTTACCCATGAACGAAATTATAACAGTTATAGGCGCCGTTATCGTCGGCTTTGTGGGGGTCTTAGCACCGATGTTGAATAGGGATTTACGACAAAACCGAATGACGTTACTAGAACTTTTTATCGGTTACGCCGTGGCCGTACTGACTGTAATAGTGCTCGTGTTTGTGCTTCTTCGCGGCTGGTATTTATTTGCAATAGAGTTTGGTTATCCAATATTTCCGACATGGCCAAGAAGAACGACATTCGATTGGCTGCTTGACGCAGTTGCAACCACTGTCTCAGTTGCTGTCTATGCCTGCCTTTACGTCCACGAATTCTACGCAAGAACAAACGACTGTAAGTATCTAAGCTCTGAGGCCCGGCATAAGAAATGGACGACGGTAGCGTGGGCCTACGGTGCGGTCGCGTTAATCAGCTTCCTTTATCAACTCTTTAAATATTATCCAAACCCATGGTAAGAATTATCGCGACCGTCCTTGTGGTCGTTTCCGCATACTTCTACGGCTTCCATCAGGGGCAGAACAAGGAGGAACTCAAAAGTGCCCGTGCTCAAATCACAACGCTCAAGAGAACGATTGAGACATACAAGACCAAACAAACTAATGATGCGCTGGCTTTATCTGAGCTTAGGCTTGCTGAGTCTGCTTCTCGTGATGAGCTTGACCGGATGCGCAGCCAGCTCGCAGACATTGAGAGAATGTCCAAAACCAACACCGATAGGGAACGTAATAGATGTCTCCGCTTGGCAGTCAGATACAAAGAGGTTGTCGACCGAGCTGACAGAGCTATTAAATTCTGCGCAGAAAACCACAAGTAAGACAACAAAAAACCTCATTCAACACTGTGGTGTTTGATGAGGTGTTTTAGTTTTAACCACTCCGTAAGCCTTGTGGCTTAAGGGTGTTGGCGCGCCAGGCAGGAATCGAACCCACGACCCCCTGGTTCGTAGCCAGGTACTCTATCCAGCTGAGCTACTGGCGCAACCGAGGAAGCGAACTATAGCAAAATAAAATTCCATGTGCAAGCAGGCTCCAGAAAAATTTTGATAATTTTGCTGTTGGAAAATGTAAAAAGCTTATCTCTTTATTCCTAACTTTCTGAGAATAAAGGAAGAACCTTTTTTTATCCAGTTAACTTTTTCGGTGAGGACAACTGGTTTCTCAATGTAACCGATGTGATTGGTGTTCAACCAGACGTCTAAGAGGCGTTCGGATAAAAAGCCGAAAACTCGCGCATCATTGACGGAATAGGAAGAAATATCCAGACGCTTCTCGACCTCGAAGAGAACGTTGAAGAGCCAGTCGCAATATTGATTGAAAAGGTCTCTTCTCATAACAAACATATTCAGGATATGTGTCTTTGTTCCTCTCATCAGCTGCTCGAATGCCGGAAGGTATTCCGAATGTTTTTCTGCAAGAACAGCTCTCAGCGTTTCTATGTCTTCGCGATGGTGAGCATGAACATACTGAGACTCAACAGTCTCAATAAAGTAGTTTCGTTTTGGCGGGAGGATCACAGGACTTTCTTTCAGAAATTCACTCCAATCAGAAAGAGAATAGATATCTTTTAGCGGATCCGATGTTTTCTTATTCCCGAAGTAACGTCGGTAATGCGTCAGGCCGACAGCGGTGACGGATTCAGGCAAGTTGTGTCTGGCCCAATAGAGAGCAGTCAACTCGCAGTAGTTGGGATTCTTTTGAGAAATATTGACGCCTTCGTTATCTCTCACTCCGCCCAGGTGTAGATCGGCTCGTTTTTGAGCA